CAGCCGACACTTCAGCGGCAGCGGCGGGAGCCACTGCAACAATCTCAACCGGGGTAACGGCTGCGATTTCAGATACCTCAGGCGTGGGTGCCTCAGGAAGCTGCTTGACGACAGCCAGGAGCAGAGAACCTACTGCTGCCGAGACTACGAGAGCCGGGATAGCGCTCCAGTCTACGTCTGTGAACAGGGCCGCAGTTCCGAACGCGGTGACTAGAGCCTGAGCTACCGTCTTGACGACGCGCGACAGAGCCGCGTACCACCAAGGCTGCTCGCCAGGTGTAGTCTCCGAGATTCCCGCCAGGGATGTGATAAGCGAGAGGATGAAACCCATTCCAAAGGCCGAAGCCAGAATGAAGTATTCGGTTCCTGAAGCTGCCAGCGGAACGTAAGGAATCGCGACCACCGCTGCGGTGCGAAAGGCCCGGATAAGCGCGGCCTTCCACCAATTCGGGTCAGTGATCGTTGCCATGATTCTCCTTGCAAGAGGGATAATACCCAGCTAATTACTAGGTACTACCAGTGTAACGACCTTGCAAGGTTACTAGAATGTCCTAAAGTTCAATCAGGCGAGGACTGTGACGGCTTCTTATTGATCTTGTACGTCTCATCCACGATGTCGATAGCGTGCTCGCGCAAGCCCGCCTCATTGCGGCGGAAGTGGTGCCCGCAGTAAAGCAAGCCCGACTTTGAGCTTGGCATGTTGACCCAGACGAAAGCCTGCGCTCCACACTGATCGCAACGATCATTGATGTTGAGGGTGTCCGAGAGAGGGCGAACCTCTTCTCCCGCTTCCAGTTCTGCGACGATAGGCTCCATGAGCATAGTCTACCTTATTTTCCCTTCTTGATACGGTTGATTCCGTAATATAGTGGATTCGCGCTGGACAATCCCATACGCTTTGCGATGTTCGACATAGACAACCCTGCCTCATAGTGCTTGTGCAGGGTCAGGTGGTACTCGTACGGCGTCCCCTCGGCCTTGACCTTGAGAATATCCTCCACCGCAGCTTCGTAGGCTTCTGGTGAGAACTTTTTCCGCGCACGATGTGATGACGGCGGTACGTCCTTGTTGACGACTCGCCGCCGAACGCCAGCGTACTGCACATTCAGACGCTTCGCCATTGCTAGGAGTGAACCGCCCTTCTCGTAGTACTCGCACAGCAAGCGCGTGTATTCGCGGCTCGCGTCGTGCTGAGGCGAAACCGTGTCTCTGGAGCCAAAAGCTTTCTTCGCAAGCTCCAGGTGAGGGAGGATGAGGGCTACATACTCATCCAGGAGCGCGCTGTCGGGGGTCATGGTTCGATTATATACATGCCGTCTCTGCCGAGTCAAGCCGAAATTGCAACTTGACGGAAAGATGTTCGTGAGGTAGGCTGCTCTCATGGCAGTTTTCAGAACGAAGGACCGCGAGAAGCGGCGTGAATGGAAAGCGTATCACGCGACCGCGATGAGCCGCGCCCGCGATGCGGTCTACTGGACCGATCCCGAGACTTCAATCGAGACATATGAAGCGGAGCAGTGGGAAGACTACAAGGCCTTCATGATCCGTGAAGGGCAGACGCACGTAAACCACGAACGATTCTTGAAGGAGCTACGCAAAGCATGACTGATTACCCTGAAGAGATTCTTGGTGAATACGATGACGACGGTACGATGGTGAACAGCCTTGAAAACCTGAAGGAGGCTGTCATCGGCCACCGAATCGTGTCCGCCGAGCGAAAGAAGTGGACCGAGAAGCGCTCCTACAGCGACTACGAGTACCCGATGGAGGCCATGGTCCTCACGCTCGACAACGGCAAGGAGGTCCGCCTGCATGAGGGCGGGGACTGCTGCGCCTACACCGAAGTGCGTGGCTTCCTGCTCAACCCCGAGCTAGTGGATCACGTAATCACTGGCGTAGGCACGACAGACGGCTTCGATACCTGGCACATCTACGCGGACCTCGGAGACGTAGTGGCGCTGAATGTGGCGTGGTCACCGGGGAACCCCTTCTACTACGGCTATGGATTCAACATCGAGGTCGTTGACCACTCGTGACCTATACCGTTTACGATTGCGCTTGCGGTGAGCACATAGGTGCTGTAGGCTGGACAGACGGCGTACATAACGCGACCTGGCTGTGGCTCAAGCACAATCAGGAGAGGCACCCAGAATGGCTGGACGAACATGACAGAACAAGAACCGACAACCCTTTTCAAGGCTGAGTGGGGCTCTCGCGCGTACGGCACGAACACCGCTACGTCCGACCGAGACCTCATTCAGGTCGTCATCGAGCCTCCCGAGTACATCACTGGATTGAGCGAGTTCCGTCCGAAGCACGAGTCCACCGCCGAGCAGGGCGCTCGCAGCTTTGCCGACGACACCGATACGGTGACGTACGGCCTCCAGAAGTATGCCGCTCTCGCTGTGGACGGTAACCCTCAGGTGCTCGCTACGCTGTGGCTGCGCGAGTTCATCGAGTACCACGAGTGGTTCAGTTTCCTCCAGAACAACCGCCGTCTCTGTGTGTCCAAGAACGCCGGTCGAAAGTACCTCGGTTATATGAAGAGCCAGCGATACAACCTCGAAGGTCTGAAGGGCGGCAAGACGAATCGTCCCGAGCTTGTGCACACTCATGGGTATGATACTAAGTTCGCCATGCACGCAGTTCGCCTGGGATATCAGGGGAATGAACTGATGGAGACAGGCAATATCTCCCTCCCTATGGAGGGGGAAGCCCTCGAAACTTGCCAGGCTATTCGCGCCGGTAAGATGACGAAGGACGAGTGCCTGGAGCTTCTGACTGTTCTGGAGTTTGGATTGGAGACCGCTATTCTCCACTCGGACTTCCCGGAGAGGGGAGACCGTGGCCTCATGAGCCAAATCCTGCACGACATCTACCTGATTGATTGGGACCGTAACTATGCCTAACCTGCCAATGCCTGAGGGGCTGGGGACACCAGACCTCGAATGCGTGATGATTGACATCGCGCCGCTGGACGTGCTCAACATCCTGCACCCGACCGCCGAGAATGAACTATTCTTCGGCACCACGCCTGAACTGAAGTACGCTCAGGGCGCGGTCGGTGCGACCAAGCCGCACGTCACGCTGCTGTTCGGCATCCACCCGAGCGCGAGCTATCACCGCTGGGTGTGGGCGGTGCTCAAGGATTGGACGCCTGAGCCGATCAAGATCACCGAGGTTGGTGTCTTCCCGGTGCGTGACGAGGACCAGGAGTATCGGGTCGTCATCGGCCACGTCGAGAAGACCCCGAACCTCCTAGAGGCTCGTGCACGTCTAGAGACCCTAGACTACACAGACGGATTCCCCGAATACAAGCCTCACGTCACCCTTGCATACATCAAGCGTGACGCCGACGAGCACCGTTGGATTCAGCGGCTCGGTGAGGAATACAACGGCAAGGTTTTCCCCGTTACCGGAGTAAATCTGGGAGACGACTGAGCTTGACAGACCGCATCGCTGCTAGTAAGGTAGAAGCATGACAAAGCGATTCTTCACAAGCGACCAGCACATCGGACATAAGTTCGTTGCTGGCACACGCGGCTTTGCCGACCCCGCTGAGCACGACCGTGTGCTCGCTGAGAAGTGGGATGCGGTCGTAGGTCCAGACGACACGGTGTTCGTACTGGGGGACATCTCGATCAACCCGAAGCGCGATGGTGCCTGGGACTGGTTTCGAGTCCGCCCCGGCAAGAAGCACCTGATCGCTGGAAACCACGATGAGGTCCACGCGATGCACTCCAAGGCGCTTCAGGCGCAGCAGGACCCTCGCTGGACCGAGACGTTTGCCACGATCAACACTTGGGCGCGTCTGAAGGTTCAGGGCCGCACGCTGCTGATGAGCCACCACCCGTACGACGGTGAGGGCTCGCGGGATATCGAGGACCGGAATGTCGAGTACCGACTGAAGGACTCTGGATTCCCGTTGCTGCACGGTCACACGCACGCCAAGCATCGCGTTCACACGTCTGCGCTGGGTTCCCCCCAGTTTCATGTCGGCGTGGACGCCTGGGACTTCGAGCTTGTCCCGGAAGCAACCATCGTAGAGTGGCTGGAGTTCCTGCCACCGAGCCCGCAGGGGACGTGACAAGTATGAATCCGCTATACATCTGGGGTGGTCCCTGGCGTGACATCGACTACGTAATACGTGGTCGTGATGTTGTGGACATTGGGCTGCAAAAAACTCACCTGGAGCCTGACACACTTGAAGTAACACTCATAGGGGACTCCGCCGCGCGCATTATCGCGGCTATCGAAGGCTACCTTCCGGATACGGAGCCGACGCCTGAGCCGGTGAATCGTCAGGACGAGGCGCTAGCTGCGGCCCGCCGTGACGCCCTTGAGGCGAAGCGGCGGGCTCAAGCTGCCGAGGATGCACACACCGCGCTAGAGGATACCCTCGCTGATTATGAAGGCGAGATTGAGACCCTTCGTGCAGAGGTTGCACGACTTAAAGTTGCAAATGCTATGACGGTTTCCTTCGACCCGGCACCCCCTGGAGGGCCACGTCCGAACTCAACTGGATTTGCAACAGGGGGGTATGTCAGCGGGAAGGGCCGTACCCTCTCGGAACAGGTCGAGACGCTAGATCGTTGGGTACGCAGGGAGCGGGTCCGGAGGCATCCTATGGATGAGCCCTGGCACACCGAGTACCTGAATCAGCCAATTCTGTCGGCTGAGGCCAGAGCACATCTCGAAAAGTACGACCCCTTTACATACGGAGACAACTAATGAAGCTAGGCATTCTTGGGGACCTGCACGGCAACATCGCCGCAGGCCGCTTCATGCTGTGGTCGATGGGCCAGATGGGCATCGATACCGTCATCCATGTAGGTGACTTCGGTATTTACTCGACTAATGACGGTATGAAGTTCGCCAGCAGGATGAACGAATACGCAAAGTTGCTGGACATCACGATCATTGTGGTGCCAGGTAACCACGAGAACTGGCGAATCATCAACGAGCTTACCGGAGACAACCGGACGAAGCTCGCCATGTATCGCTCGAATATCTTCATTGCGCCGCGTGGTTATCGTTACACGTTCGATGGTGTTAGCTTCGTGATGCTCGGTGGTGCGCCCTCGGTGGACCGCAACTGGCGGGCTGCGGCTGATCGTAAGCGCGCCAACAAGGGCGAGTTCCAGGCTAACCAGAATTGGTATTGGGAAGAGCAGATCACTGCCGCTGACGTGGACTATGTGGTGGCTGGCGGCTACGCGGACGTGATGATCGGCCACGATGCCCCCCACGGTATCCAGGGGATAGAGAGCCGGATCAAGGGAAACCCTCACGGTTTCCACATTGCTGATATCCTCTATGCGGAGGATGGGCGGAAGCTGATGACTGAGGCTTTTCAGGGTGTGGCACCGCGATTCTTCTTCCACGGCCACTACCACTTCCCGGTGAACGAGTGGATTCAGCGACCTAAAGGTGAGTATGGTCTTGACAAGACTCACGTAATCGGGCTAGACTGTGAGTTCAACAACTATTCTATGGCGATCCTCGACACGGTTGAGCAGAGCGCCTGGAATGTTGACCACAAAACACTGCTCTTCCAATATCGAAAGGATGGAATCGGAACATGGCCCTCGCACGCCTCTACGAAGACATCGATGGATGCCTGAACGCAAGCTGGAACGCTCGCGTATGGCGTGACAAAGAGAACCCTGAAGACCTGGGCGGATACCAGCGTGGCTGGGCGCACCCCTGTCACGACGACTTCGGCGTAGAGCGGGAAGTGTCCATTGCGAAGTACCGCATGGAGTACAACGAGCGTCTTATCCGGGCGATGAACAACCTCTCGGTCGAGTTCGTCTGGGCGACCACCTGGCGTCAGGACGCTATCGGGGTGGGCATTCTGATGGGGCTACTTCACAGCCCTCAGCGCGTGCTACACCCGCTGGACGGTCAGACGCGATTCCCCTCAATCAAATGGAAGTTCGATGCGATCCTCCATGAGCAGGACCACGACCCCTCACCGTTCATTGCCGTGGACGATGAGTGGGACTCGGATCGGGGCTACTACCGAGAGACCCTTGAGAGCATCGGCGGGCTAGTAATCTGCCCGGATTTCAACTTCGGAATCACCCCAGCGCACATCTCGCAGATGGAGCGCTACCTGGCAAAGTTCTAGATCATCACACATCGACACCCCTGGTAGTATAGAGTGAGCATTGTCTCACTCTTCTACTGGGGGTGTCTGTGTTTCCTGAGGGAATCATCACGCGAGAACTACTGGTCGGGCCAGCCTACGACCTAACCTCCGGTGTACCCTTTGGCATCCGAGTAATGGTCCAGTCGAGTCGCGCACTTGTCAAGGACGGGATTCCTGTGCTGCCTAAGCTCACGGTTTACGAAGCCCCGCCAGGCGAGCAGATTTCAATCAGCCTTCCAGTTTGTGACCAGCCTGGATACTCTGACGGTCGGGGCAATCCCATCGACGCGGGGCCTGGCGCATTCTCCCACTACTATCATATCGCTACAAGCTACCTGCACAGCGAGTCGGTAGCGGAGAAGGACCCGACAGTAAAGGTCGCCATTAGTACCGACGATCTGTCTCCGATTGACATCGATGACCTCATTTATTTCCAGAACGGAAAGCCTGCTGAGATTATTTATGTGCCGGATATCTGGTCTGCTCAGGTTGAAAATATCCCCATCCTAGTAAATGATACAATGGAGGAGTGGCTGGCAGGTACCGAACTACCGACCACAGCCGCCGACCTGAACGTTCTAGGGTGGCCTGAGTTTATCATTCTAGAACATGACACAGATTCCACGTCCGTACCTGACGGAGCGTTCATAGTAAGACTGCCTGAGGATTGGACCCCTTAGGCCTACAAATAAGGATAACCATCATGGCAGGACTAACCCAGGCTCTCCAGCAGCAGGTACTTGATAGCACTGTGCTGTTTCCGACAACCGCCGCTACGGACCACATCGCTTACTCGTCCAACGGCACTTCTGAGGCCGCGATCCTCGCCCGTACCCCTATCGGTGCTACTGGTTGGGCCGCAGCTACAGCAGCCACCCCCTCGGTGAAGGCAAACAACGCCGTCCTAACCTCGGCAACTGCTTCCGGTTCGGGCACCATCACGCACTTCGCGATCTACTCCGCATCAACCGCTGGTACGCAGAAGACGGACTGGCAGGCCCTCTCGGCTTCCCGCGCGGTCGTATCTGGTGACACACTTCAGTGGGCTATCGGAGCCCTCCAGATCACGCTCGACTAATCTTCCTGGAATACAGATAGGGGCACCGGGGATTTTCCGGTGCCCCTGATTAGCAGTACGGGGAGGGGGTAGAGTAGTGGCGGTCACTTTCGTTCGCAGTCACGTCGCGGAGTTCGTCAAGGCGGCGGGCACGACCGATGCCTACGCGCTGACTTCTCTCGTACCCGCAGGCAACCTCCTGGTCATGACGCTGGTGCATGACAATGCGGCAGTGGTCGCCAACTCGGTCGTGTCCTCGATCAGCAAGCCTGCCGGGGAGACTGCCTCGTGGGTGTTCCTCGGGCGAGCACAGCACCCGACATCCACCAGCGCTGGTGCGTTCGCCAACGGTGAGATGTGGGCGATCAAAACCACAGTGGACTGGCCGAACGCGACCTCTCTGACGGTCACGTACGGTGCCTCGATCACGATGAAGGCGCAGAACATCCTGGAGTTCTCCGGGGCTGAGGCAGTCCTGCGCTCTACGGTCGGCACGGCGTACACCGCCGTCGCCGGTGGTGTGGCTATGGCTAGTACCAGCGGCACCACTCCGGTCGTCGGTGACCTCGCTGTCGGCCTGATCTTCGGCTCCAACCTCTCCGCCGCCCAGTCCGGGGATAACGACACCACGGGCGGCGCGTGGTCTAGCGTATTCGGGCTGGGTTCCACAGGCGGCAATGCGACGACCAACAACTTCGGCATTGGCCAATACAAGATCATAACTACCACGTCTCATCAGTCGTTTAGTAGCCCAGGTGCATTGACGACGGGCAACGGTTCCATCGTCGCGATCCTGCGAGCCACTCCCGACCCGGTGATCAGTCAGGCCGCGTTCCGGTTCTACGAGGACGGCACCGAGTCCGGGTCCATCGCGCTCGCCGCGCAGAACACCGCACCGCTGGTGAACATCTCCGCTGGTGATGCAGTATTCCAGCTTCGGGTGCGGATGCAGGAGACCGGCAACGGCAATGTTCCGCCGACCGACAACTTCCAGTTGCAGTTCGAGAAGAACGCCAGCGGGACGTGGACGAACGTCTCACCTGCGCCTGGTCCGGTCATGTCCTACGACAGCCCGCGCCTGACCAACGCGGGCGCAACTACCAGCCGCCTCACCGGAGGCACGGGCTCCTTCGCCGCTGGTGAGATTTCTGAGGGTGGGGTGGTTGACAGCCTCGGCTGGGCGCAGAGTGGCTACACCGAACTGCTCTACTCGTTGAAGCTGATCGCCGCCGACCTCGCGCCCGGCGACACGCTCCGGTTTCGGGTGCTCCGAAATGGTCTGACAACCGGAGTAACGTACACTCAAACCCCGACTCTCACTGCTTTTGCCGGTCCTATGCCGCTCGCGGGGACCGTCGCCATTAGGAGCACGGTCCCTGCCGCCTCTCTTGTCCAAGACTCTGTAGTCCTTACACCACTGTATCCATCCTGGTCCCAGGAATTCGACATCAAAGAGACGACGGTGACTGTGCCGCCAGGGTACGGCATCCTCGTGGTTGACCTAGCGCAGTTCGACTCCGGGGCGCAGGTTACCGATCTGGCGGTTAACGCTGATTTTCCAGAGGCCGTACACACCAGCGGAAACTACAATTTCTGGCTATGCGCTCCAACCCCCGGCTCAGTAAACCTGTGGGCCGAGTATTCGGGGGGTATGCCCTACGACAACGCCGCGATGGTTTGGCTTGTCAGTCTGAATTCTGACGGAAATCTTCCGGAGATTTACGACATCGACGAACAGTATGATAAGACTGTGGATGTTGCTACGGCATCAAAGGGTGCCGTTATTTTCGTTATCCACTCCAGAGACGGTTGGGATTTCTACCCAGAGCCCCTACCCTCTCTTGTCGCACTCGTTCCGTCATATATCCAGTCGTCTAACGAGGGATTCGGATTCTTCCACGCTCTCCCAACCCCAGACAGTGGCTCTATGGCCTTCGGAGTCGATTTCTCTGGCGGCTGGGGTTCGACGGCGATAGGTGTGTCGCTAAAGCCCGCCCCCCTTGCTGGGGGAGGTACGACACATATCGCGGCTGGTACCATTGCAATATCTAGTACGGCATCCGGAAACGCCACAGTACCAAGCGTCGGAACCACTTACCAGGTATCCGGAACAGTATCCGGAGCTACGGCACTAACAGGCACGGCAACGAAGCGTACGCAAGTTACGGGCGCAGTCACTGCGGTGAGTGTGTCATCGGGTTCCGCCACTAGAGTACCTGTTACGTACCAGGCATCCGGAGTTAAGGTACTTACTTCGACTGTCTCAGGGACCGCCACGGTAGTTGCGGGCGCTCAGACTTATCCGGCATCCGGAGTTAAGGTACTTACTTCAGCAATTTCTGGCACCGTCTCGAAGAGAACCCAAGTATCGGGGGCGCTCGCTTTCGTTTCGGTGAATTCCGGAGCCGCGAAACTGACAGCTACGGCTTCCGGAGCGGTGGTGGGTGTGTCCGCTGTTTCCGGAACTCTGTCCAAGACCACTCAGGCCTTCGGTACTTCCTCTGCGGTATCCTCTGTTTCCGGAAACCCAAACAAGACCACTCAGGCCTCCGGCAGCCTGTCGGTAACTACCGACTCTACGGGTAGCGCTACAGTGGTGTCCACTGGCACCACATATCAGGCAACAGGTTCTATTAGCGCCTCTAGCTCTGTGTCGGGCACCGTTACAGCCCTTAAGACTATCCTTGCACCGGGCACAGAAGTCCGTCGCAACCTGTTCCGCAATCCTTCTCCCTCCAACTCTACTACGCACTTCAGTTCAACGGGGAGCACGCTCTCCCTGGGTGTGAGCCAGTACGGCGGTCTGGCCGTATCGACGCGCACTACCATCGGCAACTACAGACTCCTGGACATGCTGACCGGCAATACGGTTGTAGCGGGCGAGAGTTACCGCTTTCAGTTCGTATTTACGACAACGGAAGCAATGACAGGAATATATATCTATTTCCGTCCAAATGTGACCAGCAATACGAACCAAGTAACCCTGTGGAGCAACGGGTCTATTGCGAGCCCCCTCAGCTACCTACAGTTCGGCACTAATTTTACGGTACCTGCTGGTGCCGGGGACCTTACCAACTCCGGTATTGTAATAGTGCAGAGCGGCTCCACGGTGGGGTCGGAGCTTAGAGTCGGTCAGGTTCTCCTTGAGCGCGGGGTTAGTGTCATGTCCCCGTGGTTTGATGGGGATTTGTGGGACACCCCTCAATTCGATTTCCAGTGGGTAGGAACACCAGAGGACTCGGCGTCTGTGGCCCTTGAAGTGGGCTCGAAGATCGCTATCAATTCTTCAGTATACGGGCCTCCAAAGGATGCTGCACTTAGAGCAGAGTACGGATTCAACGAAGGCAGCGGAGACTTCATTGCCGGTGAGGGACCGGATGCTGTTACTCTCGAAGGCTCTCCCCCGGCGTGGTACACAGACGGAGTATACGGCACTGCATTTGGTAGCGCCACTGACCCTGACGCTTACTTCTACTCCTCGCTGGATGCGGCTGGGCTGGATGAGTTCTCCAGCACTATATGGCTAAAGCCTCACACCTCGATATATGGTGGTGGGGAGATTTGGTGGGGGCCTGCCGCACTCTGTTTTACTGTAATAGACGGCGTGGCTTCACTATCTTACAAGTTGAGACGCCCCACTGGTGTGACAATCGTCGTCGCGTTCGACACCACTATCCCGATGTTCGCCTGGTCACATGTTGCGGTAAGTGTTATTCGTCCTCAGGGTGCCATTAAGCTATACCTGAATGGTGTTCTAGTCGAAACGAAGGGATTCTCTCCACACTCTGCGGCGGGACTCCTCTACGATATTGAGGCGTGGCTTGACACCGTTGCGGTAGATGACTTCAGATTCTTCGAAGGCATTCTTACTGAGTCCGAAGTTTCTGCGTATATGTTGCAGAGCGTGGGGGAGCCGCCTCCGCCGCTGCCGACATCGGGCGCGATTGCCGTCACATCCGCTACGGACGGGGCTGTCTCCCTACAGCGTGCCGCTGTCGGTGTTGTCCCTAGCTCATCGTCCGTTTCCGGTACGCCTACAAAGCGCTCTCCGGTGGCGGGTTCGGTTGTAGTGTTGTCTATTGCGAGCGGTGCGCTCACACTCAAGACTGCCGTCAGCGCCACGCTCCCCATTGTCTCGACGGTGAGCGGCGCACCCATCACGAGCGCTAAGCCGGTAACCGGAACGGTTATTGCAGTCTCCGCAGCTAACGGTGCCCCGACTACCCGCACGCAGGTCGCTGGAGCGGTGGCGTCGGGGTCGGCGGTCGCTGGAGCGGTGGCGTCGGGGTCGGCGGTCGCTGGAGCCGCACCTATTGTCTCTGCAATAACAGGCGCAGCCGGTCGCACGACCTACATCGGCGGTGTCATCTCGGCGGTCACCGCCACATCTGGATCAATCACTAACCGCACGCAGGTCGTCGGTACGCTGCCTATTGTTTCAACGGTAGCCGGAACAGCTATCCCGCCGACCAGCATCAACGGAACGGTGTCGGTAGTTTCGTCTTCGGTCGGTATAGTCTTCGCTAGTATGCAGGTAACCGGTGCGGTGGACATCGCCTCGACCGCCAACACCGGATTCGCTTCGCAGAATAGTCTTATCGGCGGAACGGTCAGCACTGTCGTCGGCAGTTCCGGTGACGCTATTCGACGTGCGCCTACTGCCGGTGCTGTTCAGATCGTATCGACCGTTTCCGGTGTTTCGACAAAGCGGACCCCTGTTTCGGGAACTGTCCCTGTAGTCAGTACCACAACAGGAATTTCGAAGCTGACCGGGGTCACGTCAGGTGCGATCACTGTAGTTTCGGCTGCGGCGGGCACGTCCACCAAGACCACCCAGGCGGCGGGCACGTCTGCCATTGTCTCCGAGGTAGTCGGGTCGGAGTCGCTACGCTCCGCCGTCTCCAGTCAAGTAAATGTCGTCTCGACCCAGACGGGCTCGGTTGCTACAGGGTCGTCTCAGAACGGCATCGTGCGAATCTACTCTGCGGTGTCCGGTGCTGTTACCGCCACGCTCCCGATAGCGGGGTCGGTCGTAATCACGAGTGACGTTTCCGGTGAGCCGGTCAAGCTCACGTCTGCGGGCGGCGCGGTAGGGGCATCCAGCGCGGTAAGCGGTGCCTTGACAAAGGTTGGCCCGCTAACGTCTACCGTGGGGCTAGTCTCTAATACTTCTGGGTCGATACGCAGCCTACTGCCCACCGCAGGCACAGGTACGATCATCTCGACGGGTTCTGGGGCTCCCACTAAGTACACACAGGGGAGCGGGGTCGTCACCGCCACATCTACAGTGACCGGATTTGTCGTCTCCGGTAACTCCGTTGTCGCTCCTTCCATGCCCATCGTCTCTAGCGTAAGCGGGGCAGTGACCGCCAGGGGTACAACCGCTGGGGTTGTGCCTGTCCAGGTCGCCGTAACAGGAGCACCGGCGAAGCGCACACCGGTTAGCGGCGCTGCCAGCCTTACCTCGTCTGTATCCGGCGCTCCGACCAAGCAGACGCAGATTACCGGCACCCCCATTCAAACCATCAGCGGTGTGGGTGGGTCTGTGCTCGGCACACTGGTGGCGGGCGGCATCGTCACCATTACCTCGACAGTTATCGGAGACACAAACCCGCCGAAGCCTGTGAGTGGTGCCGTATCTGTCGTGTCTACTGTGACCGGCAGTGCGCTGCGTCAAGTTCCGACCTTCGGTACGGTGTCAGTCGTCAGCACCGCCCAGGGTGTCCCGGCTGGTACCCTCTCCGCCACTTCGGGACCCGTTGTGGTGGGCTCGGGAGTCGCCGGAACTGTGGCCCTCCGGAGAGTCGCCGGGGGCACCGTTGCTGCTGTCTCGGGTGTTCTCGGGACGGTTGGGAAGGTGTCTTCGGTATCCGGAACCACGGAAATTACAGCCGCCACATTCGGTGCAGCTACGCGACTGGTACAGCTTGCGGGTATAGTCACGATCCTCTCCAGCGTGGTAGGCATCTCGTCCTCCCTGGAGACGCTCCACGTCAAGATCGCGGGACAGGAAATTATGCTCGCTCCGGGTATGCTGTTCTGGAAGAAGAATGGTGTGGAGGTTCCTGTGGGTATCGCGCGTAAGACAAACGGTATCGAGCAGCCGTACTGGACTATTTAGCCGCTTGCGTAGACTCGCAGGATCATGTAGAATCGCGGGATGCGACTACTATACGACCTGGACGGGAACCTCGTCCACTTTGATCGAGGCTATGACCTCATCATGAACACGGACTATATCCACCTGACGGACATTCCGCGCTCGCACGAGCAGACGAGCTTCAACCTGTGGGATGGGCGTACGCCTGAAGAGCAGGAGGCTATTCGTGAAGTCATGAATCGCCCCGGATTCTATCGAGACCTGGACCCGATTGACGGTGCTGTCGATGCGGTCAAGGAAGCGGTGGCACTCGGACACGAAGTCCACTTCCTGTCGGCACCATGGACCACTAACCCTACCTGTGCGCAGGATAAGTACGACTGGATTGGCAAGCACTTCGGTGACGACTGGCGTGACCGCCTGATCCTCGCCAAGGACAAGACCATTGTCTCGGGCGATATCCTGTTCGATGACAAGTACCCGATCCTCAAGAAGGAGCGCGCGGACTGGACGCAAGTCTTCTTCGATCAGCCATACAACCGCAATGCCGAGGGTCTGCGTATCACATCGTGGCAGACCGACGAGTGGAAGAACATTATCGAACTGGTTGCAGAACGGAAGCGTGAAGCGGGCGCACGAGCCGATGAACTAAGTTGGGCAGGGAGCGCACCGTGGTGACGCAGGTCGTAGGTATCGGGGGCAAACTAGCCTCCGGAAAGGATGCAATCGCTGACCACCTAGTCGAGAAGCACGGCTGGGTAAAGTTCGGCATGAGTGATGCACTCGCTGAAGCGCTGTACACGCTGGACCCGTACATCCCGCTTCCGACGCGACTCGGCTGGAAGAACCGCTTCACGGCATTCCTCGCTCGTGTATTCCGGGTTCCGCCCCGTAAGGTATTCGTCAAGTTCAAGTGGCTCTATGACTCCATGGGGTACGTACGCGCCAAGGAGAATGACGAGGTTCGCCGTCTGCTTCAGGTGCTTGGCACCGAGGTCGGTCGGAAGCAGCTTTCGGACGGTGACCTCTGGACCGGTATAATGGAACGTAAGATCAACAAGGCTGTGGCGGAGGGGGTCCCTGGCGTGATAGTTACCGGAGTCCGCTTTCCGAATGAACTCGCACTATTCGAGGACATGGACGCGGAAACCTGGTGGGTGGAGCGTCCGAGCCTCAAGTCCACAGTCAATGCAGCCCACGCTAGCGAAAACAGCGTGAGTGCTGTAGACTTCGAACGAGTGGTCCTGAACGATGGATCGCTGTCAGACCTGTATCGCAAGGCGGATGCCCTTGTGACCTAAGCCGTAAGGAGGCGCAACCATGGACCAGATTCTTTGCCTACAATACCGTCGTCGTGGCAAGCGCCTCCAGATCATCGTGCTGCCGTACTCATTCAACGTGAGTGCGGCAGCGCTGATCCGGTTCGTCAGCGCGTACGATGAGAACATCGACCCCATCAAGGGTTGGCGAATGTGGCCGATCACTGGCATGGCTACCACGCTGAAGATCAACGAACTTCCGGACTTCGAGGCGGATATTGCCGTCACCGAAATCTTCAAGAGTCAGTGGATGGACCCTGAGCGCGTGCGTCTAGAGTCGAAGGGGCACGCCAACACCGAGTCCTGGGACATGGGCGACCTTGTAGGAGGCCGCGTCCCGCGCCAGCTTCTAACTCGCATCCATGAGCAGGTTGACAACTGGGCCTGACGGGTGTATCGTAGTGGGTACAACGACACCAGAAGGAACCCATGTACGCTATCTACTTCGAATTCGGGCGAGGCGATGATGTCTATCAGTGCCTCTTCATCCCATCCACGTCCATCGGCGCGCACACGATCAAGCCGACGTTCGCTTACAAGGAACTGACCGCCATACGCTCGCGCCGCGTCTGGGAAGTGAAGACTAACTCCACGTACCGGCTCTCATCCGAGGTTCCTCGTGACACTGCCGACGTGATGAGTCACGAACTTGACCAGCTTCTCGGCCTCTCCGTCTACATGACGAGCATTCTCGTTGCTCCCGATTGGGTGATCAAGGGGACATTCCCTGTAGAGGTTTCGACCACCGATCTGCTCGCTCTCAAAGAGAAAGAAGACCGCATGCCCCCGGACCTGAACGCCCGGATCAAGACCATCCGCGACCAGAAGGGGTTCAGCCCCCTTCCTACGAACCGATGACCGTGGATTGGGCTACCGCAGCGGTAGCAACAACCGTGGCTGACTACAGCCAGACGGACGGCGGTCGCATCATTGCGTCCCTGTCCGCTGACCACTCCCCGGTTCGTAACGAGCTTGCCCAGCTTCTCGTGGCGAGCCTCGCTCAGCGGCGTGATGGGACGGCGCATCAGTATCTCGCTGGCATCGCTGGCGACCCCAATGCTGCGCAGGGTGACCCCGATCTGGCTAAGCCTGGCGTTGACGCGGATCGTCCTCAATACATCCGTCCGAACGGCTCGGTCTACTACGCCCGCCACTGGGGGGACTACTGGGACGTGGACGTGCTCAAGAAGAGTCGTGACGCGGAGCAGTGGGCACTCCTGCTTGGCCCTCCTGGTACCGGCAAGACCGCCATGACGGAGGCGGCATTCGGTGACGACCTGCTGACTGTTGTCATCACCGGAGACACGACCGTGAGCGGTATCGTGGGGGGATTCATTCCGGACGGCATGGGCGGCTACCGCTGGGCGCGTGGTCCGCTTCAGATTGCAGTCGAAGAGGGTCGTCCGATTCTCATTGACGAAATCCTTCTGGCTAACCCTGTCGTCCTTTCCGTGCTCTACCCCCTCATGGACGGTCGAGGCTTCCTGGACGTGCAGGAGAACCCCGAGATTGGGATCGTCCACGCCAAGGAAGGCTTCTACATCGTAGGTGCCGCCAACCCGGACGTGCCGGGTGCTAAGATGTCCGCAGCCCTCGGCTCCCGCTTCCCGATCCATGTGGAAGTGACGACCGACTGGGACCTGGCTAAGGCTCTCGGCGTGGACAACCGCGTGGTGGACGTGCTCGAAGGCCTGGCGCTCGCAGCTTCCGGTCGCAACTCGTCAATCTCTTGGGCTCCGCAGTTCCGTGAGGCGCTGGCGTTCAAGAGCCTGGAAGAGAAGTTCGGTCGCAAGTTCGCGATCCACAACCTCATGCGTCTGGTGCCGAAGGCGGACCTGGATGAAGTCACCACCCGCGTAGCTCCGCTGCTCGGCGGTCTCTCGGCTGTGACACCCGCCAAAATCTAAGCTTCTGGGGGGCGAGCTTCGTCGTTGGACTCGCTCCCCAGATTTCTTTCACATCCGACTTGACAACGGAACAACGACACTGATAGTCTGTAATCACGGCACAGGAAGTGCCCACAACGACAGAAGGAAAAGCTCTTGGAACTCGTACAGAACACTGTGACTGTCCAGTCGAACATGCAGTTCGATGAGACGTTCAAGGTCGGAATCGCGGACGATGACGCGGCAGTCTCGATGGTCATCGAACGCCTCATCAGCGCCTACAAGAACCCGTATCTCGCCGCTCTCCGCGAGTACACGTCGAACGCCTATGACGAGCACGTAGAGGCTGGCGTCAGCCGCCCGGTCGAGGTCAGCCTCCCGAGCGCACTCTCACCGGTCCTGAAGGTTCAGGACTTCGGTCGAGGCCTCACCCGCGAAGGCCTGAAGGGCTTCGGCACCATCGGCACGTCCTCCAAGCGTGGCACGAACGAACTGACCGGTGGCTTCGGTATGGGCTCCAAGTGTGCTCTTGCGGCTGCTCCGACCTTCACGGTCGTGTCCGTCCGTGACGGCAAGCGCAACACGGTGGTCGTGGCTCGTGACGAGAACAACGTCCCCCACATGAACTTCCTCGCGGAGACTGAGACCACGGACGAGACCGGCACTACGGTCATCATCCCCATTTCGGACGCCAGTAAGTTCGGTGACCTCACCAACTTCTGGACCGGCTGGAAGCCTGGCACCATCCTGGTCGATGACGAGCAGCCGAAGCGCTCCCTCCACAACCCGGATCAGTATCGCGCCATGCGGAACGGGATCGCCTACTACGACCTCTCCAACACACCCTCATCGCGTGACGAAGTGCGTGTCGTGATCAACCAGGTCACCTACGAACTGAACTACAAGGACCTCGGGCTGACCTACAACCAGCGCGAAATCCTGAAGTACTACGTGGTGCGTCTGGATAACGGCACGGTGGAAATCGCACCGTCTCGTGAAACCCTGCTCTACAATGCCCGCACGAAGGCGGCAGTCGAGGCACGTATGGACGCTGTGCTGTCGCTGTCGGCTATCGAGCAGGCGAACGCGATCACGAACGCTCCTGACATCAAGACGGCGCTGACGCTGCTGGACCGGATGCGGAACAACGGATACCCCACCACAGGTATCAAGTTCAACGGTACCGGAATCGCTCTGCCGGGTGCGGTCATCAACGGCAACGTTGTCCCGGACGCTATGGGCACCTGGGCTTCCCCCCACCGCGACCACTCCATCAAGACGGGGTGGCGCGTGGACAAGGAGTTCCGTTCGCTGAGCGGTCGGAAGGTGTGGCTCAACTACGACCACACCAAGTTCGTCATCATCCACAGTGCGGGTGACCCCACCCCGTACGGTCGGGCCGGTCGCCGGAAGGCTCACCGCGAGGCTTATGGTGTCGCGGAATACCTCTCCACGATTACCCCCGCCTCCGGTCGTGACTGGAACTTCTTCATCACGAGTGAGCCGCTGAAGCGTGTCAACCGTCACTACCGCGACATGGCTGATGTCATCCTTTCCGCTGACGAGTTCAACGCTGTCGTCAAGACGGTGCGTGCCGAGGCGGCGAAGGTGGCAAAGGCTGAGAGCGCCGCGAAGAAGGCGAGCCGTAAGCTGGTTGTGCTGGACAACTACTCGTCCTACCGCAACCCGGTCGAAATTCCTGCGAGCGATATCGCCAGCAACTACGACTACACGATCATCCTGCGCAATCAGGACGGCGGAATGGGTGAGCGCTTCCGCGACTCGCTCATGACGAAGGCTCACGCAAACCGGACGTGGAACACCGCGCTCGACAAGCTGCGTCGGGAGTTCAAGGTGGCGGTGGTTCTGGTCGGCAAGAATGACAAGATCGATGATCTGCTGCCGTTCATGCCCCCGGTCACCACGTTCCAGGAGCTTGCCGTCCAGAAGATCAAGGCGAGCTACGCGACCGCCTCGAAGTGGGACCTCATGGCTCAGCGTGACCGTGACACCGAGTCGGTCGATGTGTTCCGCTACCTCAAGGACCACCACCTTGACCTCATCAACAACAAGAAGACGGTCAAGTGGGCAAAGGCTGTGCGGGATTACCGTGACACCGGAGCCGAAACTCGTCGTGAGTTTGAATGGCTCTCACACTACAGCACGGAGGTTCGTGACGCCCTGGCGGGGACCCGTTCGGACGGCATGACGGCTCTCCCTGAGAGCCCCATCAAGCGGTACCCCCTGCTGCGCTCCGTCTACGGACACAGCGCCAAGCCGGAAGATGTCGTAGACTACGTGAATCTCCGGGACAAGGCCCTCAAGGGTTGACAACCAAAACCGTTACTGCTAGACTGGCAGTAATCCAACGAAAGGACAGCCACCGTGGCATTCTATTCAATTCAGTCCAGCGATGAATTCTCTGGTGCGACCGTCATCTTCCCTGACGGGAGCACGCAGACCATCGCATCGGACAACGCGAACTATGAGACGGTCGTCAAGGGCCTTCTCGATGGTTCGCTGTCGGACGATCAGCTTCTCGATCTGATCGCCCCCTTCGAAGCGATCTACAAGACGCTGACGAAGCTCTCCGAGCGGGTCTCCCGCAAGGGTTCCAAGCTCCTGTTCGACGGCGATGTGGTGAGCAGCAAGCTCAGCAACTTCATCATCGAACTCATGAACGAGGGCAAGGACGAGGCCTGGAAGGCGTACGTGGCCTTCATGGAGAAGCTGTACACCAACCCCTCCGAGCAGTCGCGTGAGCACCTGTTTCACTTCATCGAGGACAACGGCCTCCAGCTTACGGCAGACGGTGACCTCCTGCTCTACAAGGGCACCAAGGAGGACGGCAAGTCCACCCACGCCGGTTATGGAATCGTAAACGGTGTCGAGTTCCAGAACGACTACCTCCAGAACGCGCTCGGCGCTGTCGTGGAGATTCCTCGTTCGCTGGTGGACGAGGATCGTGGCTCGCTCTGCTCGACCGGTCTGCACGTCGGTGCGTTCGAGTACGTCACCGGCAACTACGTGTCCACCTGGCCGCGCCTGTGGCTCGTGCTGGTCAACCCGCGCGATGTGGTCGCGGTCCCGCACGACTACCACTCCAGCAAGATTCGCGTCACGCGCTACGTCGTGGTCGGGGAGCTTGGTGCGACCCGCGAAGCCACGAAGTACGAGGGTCTGATCTGGACGCCCGGTGACGTTGCGCCTGAGGCCGACGAGTTCGAAGAGGACGACGAGGACTTCTACGCAGACGAGTACGACGAGGCTGACTACAGCGAGTACGATGAGGATGAGGACGAGCCCATTCAGGTTCAGGCTTCTGCCCCGGCTACCGTGGCGAAGTCGGCCACCGACTCGCGTGTCGAAGAGTACAAGAAGGTCATCCGCGATCTGATCGCTCAGGACCCGAACGTCTCCCTTCGCCGGTACCGCTCGAAGAAGGTCACCGCTGCTCGCCGTGGCGAGTTCAAGCAGGCCGCTGAGGAACTGGGCTTCAAGCTCTAACATCAGACGGAAAGGGTCCGGGCCTTGTGCCTGGACCCTTTTTCGTGTACGATAGTACTATGGTTCATCTTGTTTACTACTGCAAAAACCCCGGCGAAGAGCTACGGTATAGCCTCCGCTCCGCTGCGGCACACGCAAATGTGGATCGGGTCACCATCATCGGGGATGCACCTAGCTGGCTGAAGTATGCCAAGGTGATCCCAGGGAACCCCACTGCGGATGCTCATGTCAACTCCGTGGCGAACGCGCACATTGCGGCACGGAATTTCAAGGATGAATTCATTCTGTGTAATGACGACTTCTACTGGCTGAAGGATGCGCCGGTCGTCTACCCGCGCTGGTTCTTCCGTACGATGACCTCCCACATGGGGCTCTACTCCGATCCGCGATCCGCGCATTGGAAGAAGCTCTATATGGACACTACAAAGTACCTCACATATAAGCAGGTACCGATGCCGAAGAGCTTTGAGCTACACATTCCGATGCCCGTCCAGGGTGCCGAGCTTGACCGTATTCTCACGATGTCTGCTGCGGACCCGCACCTAGCTGGGCCGGGACTGTGGCGGTCGCTGTACGGCAACCTAGCGCCGAGCCTGCGGAATGTTCGGGCTATGCAACGAGACGATGTTAAGCTACACTCAATCAAGGCCCTCTCGCCGGATCAGGATTTCCTGTCCACGGACGAGAAGACCGCCAAAGACCTACTGCAAATGCTTCGGGATCGGTTCCCGGAGCGCTCACCCTGGGAGAAGCGTTGAACGTATCGGCTCGCGAAGAAGCACTAGCTAAGGAACTGTACACTCAGGACATGGGTGTCCACCAGGGGGAGTTCGTTCCCTGGGAGCAGCAGATCGAGAAAGTGCGAGACAGCTACCGCCGTCAGGCTATGAAGGTCGTCAACTCCAAGTGGTTCAAGCACCAGCTAGACAAGGCGTTCTATCGAGGCAAAGCTGCATGAAGCGTATCCTGATTACCGGCGCACGAGAATGGCAGGATGAGAATGCTGTTCAAGATGCTATCTTCGAGTGGGTCTATTTCAACTCCCCGGAACCCGAAGAGATAGTTGTGGTGCACGGTGATGCTGCACGCGGTGCGGATCGTATGGCGCGCGACTTCGCTCGCGCCTGTGACTGGATCACGGAAGAGGCGCACCCGGCTGACTGGTCATGGGGCAACGGCGGCGGGGCTCTGCGGAACATTCATATGGTGAGCCTAGGCGCGGACGTGTGCCTGGCGTTCATCCGGGGGAAGTCTGCGGGAACCAGACATTGTGCTGGTGAGGCGGCAAAAGCAGGCATCCCCGTAATCCGCTATGTTGACAACCCGGACGAAGAGGCATAGACTGGAGGCTCCTTCAACAACGACTAGGAGCAAGACTTGACATTCTTCGACACCGACACTAAGGTGGAAACCGTGACCTCAGATAATTACATCGACGTGAAGTGGGAGTACACCGGCCTCCCAGATGAGAACGGCCTTCGCCTTCGCACTCGCGATGTGTGGTACGCCACAAAGCCGACCGTCCCAGAATTCCATGTCGTAGACAAAGACGACGCGCCGGTTCCTGACCATGAGGTCGTCGTGGATACCGCGTGGACCATCGGCAAGGCGGGCCTCAACAACATCATCATCATCTGCGACCGCGATGACATCAACGGACTTCGCGCCCTGCTGAACTCGCTCGAATCCGAGTTCGACCGCCGCGATATGGACAAGCTGCACGCGCAGTTCAATGACGCCGACGAAGAGAGCGACAACAACGATGTCTGAGTCTCGGAAGCCGACCTTGACAAGCGGGACAAGGGCCTGTAAGCTACAGGTATGAACAAGTTCCGCGACAAGATCGCACACGCCGTGTCCAACTGGGTGCTGAACCATATCGCCACGGAAGACTACCGTGAGAAGCTGGAGTTCATCATCGTCCTCGGCATGAATGAGCTTGAGCAGCGCGCTCAGGACGAGCGTGAATACATCGCATGGAAGAAGGGCCAGGCATGACCATCAAATTCACCGCCAAGCACAAGAGCGGTTTCAGCGTCCACTCTCAGCTTTCCGCGTTCCTCTTCCCCGATGGGGCGGCGCACATCAAGGGCGCTGACAACGAGGCGAACGAGGGCGAGTTCCTGTACGAGGTCGCGGACCTTCGCGGCTTCAGCCACACCGACCTCTTCACGCTAGCCATGTGGGCCAACGCCTGCGACAACCGTGCCGTGGACAAGGTGCTCATCCTGCCGTACCTCCCCGGTGCGCGCATGGATCGTGGCAACCCGGAAGGTGCTGCCGTCTACTCGTGGTTCATCCTGAACGATGTCAACCCCCGCCAGATCATCACCATCGATCCGCACTCGGAGCGGGCACGGAACAATTTCTACGAGGTCTACGAGCGGGACGGTCGGCTGGACAAGTTCACCGTCTTCCCTGTGGAGCGCATCATCCGCAGGGGAGTGCAGGACGCCACCAGCGACTCCAAGCCGAACAACACCTACCAGGGTGTCATCGCCCCGGACAAGGGGGCTCACGACCGAGCAGCGCGTGCTGCGGAGGTCATGGGGGTTCCGGTCTACACCGGAGGCAAGACGCGCGACTTCGAAACCGGCAAGATCACCGGCTTCCACATGGAGGACGAGCTTCCCGACGAGGGCCGCTTCCTCATTGTAGATGACATCTGTGACGGTGGCGGAACCTTCCTCGCTCTCGCTGAGGCTACGGGCCTTCCGAAGGAACGGCTGGACCTGTGGGTCACGCACGGCATCTTCTCGAAGGGGCTCAAGGAACTGCTGAACCATTTCGGAACCATCCACACCACGGACTCGTACCTCGGCGGTGATGAGAATGACCCCATCCTCGCTCAGGTCATGATGAGCGGGGGGCGTGTCAAGATTCACCCCCTCACACCCTACCTGTACCCGGAGATTAGCCCCGCCTAGGGGGTTGACAAACCTAACCAGAAAGACGTAGACTAAGAACATGAAAACACGCACAAAGATCACAGGCGTAGGCCTCGCGGCAGTCCTGGGCGTCTTCGCCCTCACCGGGGCCGCATGTGCCTCCGACGCCGACAAGGCTTCCGAGAACATCAGCACCGCCGCCGAAGCCTTCGAGGTCCAGCGTACGCTGGTCGCTACCAACGGCATCACCGGACAGGTCATGCTCTTCGCTGAGGGTCGCTGCTCGTTCGAGCACCCCAGCAAGATTCGCATCGACATCACATGCAAGTACGGCCCGGATGAGTACCGCCGTCACACCTACATCAAGGGTGATCAGGATCAGGTCGTCATCAGCCAGGAAGAGTCCATCGATGTGAGCGAGTACCACTCGCGCATCGTCATCAAGCCGCAGAACGTCATCCCCGAGTTCGACATCATGGTGGGCGAGGACGAGTAGTCCGACCCCTAAGTAGCCCCGGTCTTCGGATCGGGGCTACTTCCATATCTGGACTTGACACCGATGCGATCATCGGTATAGACTGAGTACAGACCGAAAGACAATCAACCAGAAAGGCTCGCATGAGCAAGTTCGACCCCATCCAGGCACTCATCGATACCGATGCGTACAAGCTCGGGCATATCCACATGTACCCGGAGGGAACCACGCGAGTCCTCTCCAACTTCACCGACCGAGGCTCTCGCATCCCGGACCTGACGCACACGGTCCACTTCGGACTTCAGGCGTTCCTCCACTCGTGGATCACCGACGCCTGGGCACCCTTCTTCGCGGCGGATGAGGATCAGGTCTGCGACCTGTACGAAGAGTTCACCACGTCTGTCATCGGGCCGAACACCATCGGCACGGATCACATTCGTGCCCTGCATAAGCTCGGATACCTGCCGCTCCGCTTCCGCTCGCTGCCGGAAGGTAGCCGCGTCCCGATCCGGGTTCCGAAGTTCACGGTGGAGAACACCGTACCGGAATTCTTCTGGCTGACGAACTACATCGAGACGGCAATGTCCTCGGAAGTTTGGCAGATCGCCACGTCCGCCACCATCGCTGACCGCTTCCGTAAGCTGCTCGATGAGTGGGCAATCAAGACGACCGGCTCGACCGAGGGTGTGCAGTGGCAGGGCCACGACTTCTCGTTCCGTGGCATGGCTGGCGTTCACGCCGCCGCGCTGTCGGGTATGGGGCACGCACTCAGCTTCACCGGCTCGGACAACCTCAACGTCATCCGCGCGGTGGACAACTACTACGGCCCTGCCGAGGGTCTGATCATCGGATCGGTCCCCGCTACAGAGCACTCGGTCGCTACCGCCTTCGGCCCTGCCGATGAGCTTGGATACTTCAACCGTATCCTGGACCAGAATCCCGCTGGCATCCTCTCGGCAGTCTCCGACTCGTACGACCTGTGGAATGTCCTCACCGATATCCTTCCGCAGATCAAGGACCGTATCCTCTCGCGTGACGGCAAGCTCGTCATCCGCCCGGACAGCGGCAACCCTGTGGATATCCTCACCGGCACTATCCAGAACACCGACCCGGAGTGGGGACGTTCAGTCAACACCCGCACGCCTGCCGAAGTCGGCACCGTGGAACTGCTGTGGGATGTCTTCGGCGGCACCGTCAACGAGCAGGGCTACAAGGTCCTGGACCCGCACATCGGCGTCATCTACGGTGACTCGATCACCTATGACCGCGCGCTGCAAATCTTCCAGCGGCTTGAAGCGAAGGGTTTCGCTTCGACCAATGTCGTGTTCGGCGTCGGCAGCTTCACCTACCAGTACCAGACTCGTGACACGTTCATGAGCGCCATGAAGGCGACCTGGGTACAGGTCAACGGTGAGGGTAAGGACATCTTCAAGGACCCGGCTACCGACAGCGGGACCAAGAAGTCGGCTCGCGGTCGGATCGCGGTCCTTCAGGATTCGACTGGCGACTACTTCCTGGTGGACAGCACGTCATCGCCCGACGCCTCCGAGATTGAGGGTGGAGATTTCGATCACCTGAATACTGTCTGGGAGGACGGTAAGTTCCTGGTCGAACACACCTTCGCTGAGGTCCGCGCACGTCTGGGGCATATCAATGGCTAAGACGAATTCGCTCAAGGAAGTTCCGTACGGTACAAAGCGGCTGAGGGTGGGGAAGGACCTTGTGGAGTACCCTACCCTCCTGGAGTACACCTACGGCAGTCCGGAGTATCCCTCTGCGGGTGTCACCTACAAGGACAACCTGCCGTTCGAGGCCACGCTGAAGATCGTCTCTCTTGAGCGAGGACGTTCGGCGGCACGATTCTGGTTTCAAGATATTGATACCGGCACCTACTATCCGTTCTTCGGGCAGACCCTTGTTGATATGTTGGAGCGTACTGTGGCAGATCATGGTGTCGTTGAGGGCACCTGGATTGCCGTCAAGAAGGGTTCCAACTACGGCATCGAACTGTACACCCCCTGAGGTTGACACCGGTTACTGGAGACGCTAGGCTTTAATCATGCGAAGACGACTTCGAATCTGGATTTACTGGCTGAGCGAGAACGCCGCAGCCGTCCGGGGGGATTTCCCCACAGCCCGCTATTACCTCGCCAGGAGAATAGAAGAGGAAAACAAGTGACACGTTTTGAAGTAGTCTTTGAGACCGCGCTCTACCGCTCGGTGTTCGTTGAGGCCGCTGACAGAGAAGAGGCGGAGACGCTGGCGGTGGAGAATCACTTCCCCGCCAGTGAGCTTCCGCTGCCTCCGGGGTACGATCTGAACCCCGACTGGTTTGTTGAAGGAACGGTGCGGGTGCGCGATGACGACTGACACCGAACTGCATTCGTCCGACGAGTGGTCGATTCTGCTCGATGTTCTCGTGGTCAATCCTGACGGATGGGATCGCTCGAACTTTGCACAGGACTGGGCTCGCCCCATTACCCGTCCGGAGTTCATCCGGAAGGTTGGGATGAGCACCATCGACATGAGAGGGCGGCGGGGCCGATGACTGATGAGAAGCCTGTAGCCCTCGGCTGGGTAGACGTGGACCAACTTGCCGCACGTATTGAGCGGGAAGTAGAGCCCTCATTTCTGGAACTGGTTTACGGCAACCCCGCCAACACCAGAACCGTCGAGTCCCTGCTTCAAGAGGTTTACCGCCAGAGGGGGTGCCATGTCGGACGTAGGTGACGTGAACCAGGCGCATACGCCTGGCAGCGGTGGCACCCTCGGAGACGAGCTTGAGACCTACCTGCTCGCTGCCCAGCGTGTCCATGAGGGCGGCACCATGCTTGACCGTATGGTGTTCCAGTCGCTCCACAACGCGCAGAATGTGATCACCCTCGGCAAGATCATCACCGCTCTTGAGGAAGAGAATCGGACGCTGATGGAAATGCTGTACGGGGGACTTGACGGAATGGGTTGAGTGCGGTAGGCTTACTCCATGGCAACCAACGAGTTCAGGTCCAGTAACGGATTCACCGTCCGCACCGTGGACTACCAACACATCTACATCGACAACGTGTACCTCAACCGCCCACACCTGGAGGCGCTTTTGGAGTACGCCGAATATCTGAGAGAGAATCCAATCCGATGAGCATTCCCCACATCCCCACGCCGGTCTCTGGCGTCGTGCGATTCGTCAAGAACGATATCTTCATCGCGTTTGTGGTCGCAATCGTCCTGTCGGGGGCGACCTTCGCACTCGGCTTCGCGCTGCACTGGTTCCCGAACGGGGTCAACGGCTTCGAGGTTGCCGCCGCCACGCTGAACTACGGCGCGACCTACCTCAGCATCAAGCAGCGCCGGTTCGCCTACACCCTCGGCTTCGTGGCGTCTGCCTTCTGGGCGGTCGCGTACTACCAGTACAACCTGCTTGGCTCCGCGATCCTCTCGCTGTACCTTGTGGGTCAGCTTATCTATGGCTACTTCCGCTGGGGTCCTGACGGCAAGACGCGCCCGGTGCATAAGTTCCAGTGGAAGTGGGCGTGGGCCTATGCGCTCGCTACCGTGCTCACCTACGCGGGTGCGGTCGGTATCATTACCCTCTTCGGCGGCAGCTTCGCCTTCTGGGATGGTGCCATTCTGGTGCTGACTATCCTCGCGCAGTTCCTCCTGGACAACAAGGTGCTCTCGTCTTGGTACGTGTGGGGTGCCGTCAACGTGATCGGTGTCGTGCTCTACACTACGGCAGGCGCTCCGTTCGCTGCGGTCCAGCAGTTCATCTTCGGCGTGGCTAACATCTGGGGCTTCATTGCCTGGAAGAAGAGCATGGAAAATTCGGGTGAAAATTTTTCTGAAAGGGCCATTTCAAAATCAGAGCCCAAAGAAGAATCTCGTCTAATGTTCATAGATGAATCAACGGGCGAGAGCCCTCTCGTCAAGCGTCTCGTGGGTGAGCAGTACAGCGGAAGCTCGAAGGTGGACGCCACATTCCACCCGCACACGTCTCTGTTCCTGATGAGCGGTGAGAAGCCGATCATCCGTGACGCGACCACCGAAATCGATCAAATCAAGCCCTGAGCTTGACACACGAAGGGCCGTCAGGTAGGCTGAGAGCATGACAAAAGCTTTCGTCCTCATGACCGCTCTCCCACCGACCTTTGGTCATCTGGACCTGATCCAGTTCGCCGGTAATCTGTTCGTGGACCAGGTGACTGTGTTGCTGAATACTGATCCTCGTGAGCCGCTGGCGAGAGAGCGCTACTACGCGCTGTCTCTGGCTGTCAACAAGCTTGCCCTTGGTGGGAAGATTCATGTGCTGTGGCAGAACGAAGAGGTCCAGCAGGAGCCTACCGACCCTGACGACCAAGCTTTCTGGGATGACTGGGTAGCTAACCTCGTCCGCTTCGGCTTCGAGCCGGGTGACTACATCGTAGCGTCTGAGCAGTACGGTGTGCGTCTGGCGGCGGAAGCTCGTGGGAGATTCATGCCTTACGACCGGGACCGCTGGGTGCGCTATACCAAGGGCACCAAGGCGCGTGAGGATTACCTTCAGGAGTGGAGCAACATTCTCCCCGAGTTCCGTCACAACCTACAGAAGAAGGTGACAATCTTCGGTGCGGAATCCACCGGCAAGACGACACTGACAGAATCGCTAGCTAGTGACGCATTCTTCGGGATGTCCACTAAGCTGTTCGAGTGGGCGCGTCCGTTCCTGGAAATGACCGGGCCGGAAGTTACTCGGGAAGGTATGTACCGAATTTGGGAGGGGCAGTATGCTCTCCAGGCTTCGACCTACGAGAATGCGCTGAAGCCGCTCGTGATTCAGGATACCGACCTCTTCACCACCATCGGATTCTGGGAGGACTGGGAACCGGATACGGTGCCGCAGGGCATCTACCCGAGCGCTCGCGAAACGCAGAGCGACCTGTACATCCTGACAAAGAGCAACATCCCGTTCGAGCACGACATCCTGCGGTATGGGGGAGACGAGCGTCAGACGAGTGATGAGTACTGGCTTGACATCTGTGCGCGTCATGGGCTAAACTACATAGTACTGGACGGTGACGATCCGAAGGAACGCCTCATGGAGGCTTCTGAAGCGATCTGGGACCTTCTGGAAGACAACCCCCTGACCTACAAGCGCATCGGAGCAGAATATGCCTGACACCATCACCATCACCGACCCCGGCTGGGACTGGGTATTTACCGCCTGGATTGTCGCGCTACCTGCGGCGGGGCTCCTGGTCGTGATCACTCTGCTGGCGCTCTCGTTCATCCTGCCGGGGCGGAGCAGACGGAAGGCGCTGCGAGGGGGTGCGAGTGCTATCGGATTCATCACCCTCATCCTTGGCGCGTTTGCATTTCTCCTGATTGCGATGATCGGCAGCGATATATACGAGGACCGCATCTATGCGCTTCAGACGGAAGCGCTAGAAGACGCCGGATTCGAGAAGGTGACGCTCACTTACGACAGATTCACCGCCAGCATGGAGGGGGACTACTTCTCCGGAGTCCTCGTGGAAACTGACACCCTCACCTACCAGATTGTGGAAATCAAATGATCACCTTCAAGAACGAGAAGCCTCTTAAAGAGTACGACGCAGTTTCGCTGGCAGAAATGCTGCGGGCGGATTTTGTAGAGAAGTATCCTGCACCGACCGTTCAGCGACTTCAGAATGCAATCCAGGTGGCGAGCTACCTGCACCGCAACGATGTGCGCAGGGGTGCGCGTAGCACGAGCGTGAGCCCGCCCTACATCGAGCACCCGCTCCGTGTGGCGCTTCGAGCGCTTCGCCGGTTCCAGGTGGCGGACCCTAACGTCATCATCGCTGCGGTCCTGCATGACACGGTAGAGGACCACGCGCTTGACTTCGTGGACTTCGAGGGTGTGCGTGCCACGGACAAGGGGTACGAGGATCGAGTCGCCCTCGGGTATCTCTCGCAGCAGTTTGGGTTCGAGGTTGCGAAGTTCGTGGAACTTGTCTCAAACCCGCCGATCACACCCGGCACCCCGAAGGCGGAGAAGATCGCCGCATACCAGGCACATGTTGCCAAGGTGGTCAACCTCTCCAGCGAAGCGCTCATCATCAAGGTGAGTGACTTCATCGACAATGCTGGGTCGCTACACCACCACTACTCGTACGGCGACCCGAAGGTTGGGTATTTCCTGGACCGGTATGAGCCGCTTCTGGAGGTCTACCGAGGCGCACTCAACACCGGCAATCACGAGTTCTGGGTGGCTAAGGTGCGGGAACGTCTGGATGACGTGGAGAGCCAGTTCGACAAGTTCCGCTCTGTGGCTTGACTTCCGTCTACCCCTACAGTAAGCTGAGAGCATGACAAACATCAAGACCTACCTGGTCGGCGGCGCTGTGCGCGACGAACTGCTGGGCCTGCGGTCAAAGGACCTGGACTACGTGGTGGTGGTGGAAGATGCGCCTACCGTCGAGTGGGCCTGGACCGGGATGCGGGATTACCTGATCGACCAGGGCTTCAAGATTTTCCTGGAGACCCCCGAGTACTTCACGATCCGGGCGCGCTTCCCGAAGGGTCACGTCAACGAGAAGATCGTGGGTGACTTCGTGCTGGCTCGGAAGGACGGCCCCTACACGGATGGTCGCCGCCCGGACTGGGTTGAGGCAGGCACCCTGGAGGATGATCTGCGGCGTCGAGACTTTACAGTCAACGCCCTGGCGAAGGCTGAGGATGGTTCGATCATCGACCTGTTCGGTGGTCAGGCTGATCTGGCGGATCGGCGTCTGCATGCGGTGGGAGACCCCCGAGAGCGGTTGACCGAGGATGCTCTGCGCGCCTTCCGTGCGGTTCGCTTCGCGATCACTAAGGGCTTCCACATCGATGACGAACTGTCGAACGCTATGCGTACGCTGCGTGTACTCGATGCGCTGGAACAGAACATTGCCGCCGAGCGAATCAAGGATGAACTGCACCGCTGCTTCGCCTTCGATACCGTGATGACAATCAGCTTCCTGACCCGCCACTTCCCAGCGTACCTGCCTATCATGCAGGCAAAGGGCATTTGGCTTCGTCCGACGATGGAGACCCCGAAGTGACCCACAGCGTGTACGTGTTTATGATGACGGTGCCTGAGGCGGACCTAGAGAAGAAGTCGCTGATGAAGCGATACTGGGCTCTGGGTCTTTCTCAGGCGGTCAACCAGGCTGAGAGCAAAGGCTTCAACGTGATCAAGAGCGTTGAGCCTTCCTACCATGTGGGTCGGGACGTGGCGTATGACGAGGACGGCAATGTCGTTCGCGGAATGGCTGCGCTGTATGTCGAACTGATGGTGCGTGCGAAGGCTTGAAAAGAGCCTGAAATTATGGGGTATAGTGCTCCCCTACAAATCACACTTTTTCTAGGAAAAAATTGACAGGAGAATCCAATGGCCGTATACCAGTCCGGTACAGAGCCTCTAGTGCGCCGAAGGACCTATACGGAGCGTGTCCCGTACCACTGGTACGAGCAGATGTCTGAGGCGGGGATCGCTCGCTACATGCGAAAGCGGAACCATATTCCTCGGAAAGCATCGCTCTCGATTGAGACGGATGGGTGGGACCCCAGCTTTCAGGTGTTCGGCTTCAGATGGTACGAAGTTGAAACGAATGCTTGACTTCGGATACTCCTATATACTAGAGTAGAGACATGGCGGATGGACCGCCCGAAAGGAACACAATGAAGAAGCTTCTTCAGACTGCCGCTGGCATCGCACTGGGTGCGGGGCTCGTCGGTGCGTCTCTTGTCGCCGCTGCCCCCGCCAGTGCGGCCAAGCCTACCCCACCGCCCGCGCCGGTCTGCTATGAGACTGCCTGGACGATTGAGAATCGTATTCTCATCGACCCAGGAACCCCTACCGTAGCGGACGACTACGTAGAGATTGGTGAGTACGTTGTCTCACCGGGCTCTTTCGTAGAGGCTGAACAGGGCGGTGTTTATCTTTCGTCGTCCTCATCCTGGACGGGCGGTAACATCTTTGGCACCCAGGCGGTAAACTACGACGCCCCCTTCTCGGAGGCTGTTAGCGACGAGCCTCAGACGTATTTTACCCCGAACTACGTGGATCACACCTATCAGTACCCTTCGCCTCTCGGTCAGATTGGCGTAGACCTGGACAACAACGGGGACGCTGAAACTACACTCACGTTCGATACGTTCGATACGTGGGCCGGAATCTCGGCGGCTAACCCCGAGGCTCGCATCAAGTCTGTGGGGTTTGTCCTCTCAGGGTTCAGTGAGGGCTGGCTGTCTCATAGCACAGTCGGGGAGAACATCTTCCCCTGGTTCTACTTCGTCAAGGGCTATTGGGGTAAGGACGCTATTTACGAGTGGGTGCCCGCTGGCACCGGGCATGGCAAGACTGTCCCCGCCAACACGGCTGACATTCGCTACACGGTAACAGGGCAGGTTGAAGTTGCTTGTCCCTACACCCCGCCTACGAAGCCCGGTAAGGGCAATAAGTAGTCACACGAAGACCCCCCGTCTGTTCTTGACAGGCGGGGGTTTTCTGTGTAGGCTGTAGGTATGACTACTCTTGTCGGACTGGATTTCGAAATGGCGAACCCCATCGTGGGGTCGCTGTGTGCGTACGGACTGGCGTACGAAGATGGGACCGTGGAGAGCGGCGTCCTAGCTCTGCATCCTACGAAGGGCGGACGCCAGGAGCGTCAGCGTTTCCACGGTATCTCCCCCGCTGAGACGGCGGCAGGCTTCGGCCCGCAGGCTCTCTACCGGCGTCTGCTGGCTCTGCCTTCGGACGCGGTGCTCGTAGCACATGATGCTCGGATCGACCGCACCCATCTGTACGCTTGGCTTGACATGTGGGGGCTTCCGCTGCTGGACTTCCGCTGGTTCGACACCCTGCGTATCGCACGTCGAGAGTTCGGCAAGCAGGGGAAGACGGGCGTGGCGGCTATGGCTGAGCGCATGGGGCTTACCGTGAAGGCGCATGACCCGGCTGATGATGCGCGGGTGGCGCTAGAGATTGCTACGCGCTTCGAGTGGGGACAGTTCCGAGTGCTTGACAACCCTATCGGCGTCCTGTAGGCTGTAGTCATGGAAACAGTCATCGCTATTCTTCTCCTTCTGCTGCTCGTGGTTCTGGGAGTCTGCATGATCCTGTCGTGGGTGCGTTACAACGTCGAGGGGCGTGGCGGTAGGTATCTCGCTGGTGCGCTTGCGACTACAACATTTGCTGTGGTAGGCTTCTGGTACATATTCTTCTCAGGGGCACTCTCGTGATGTACCCGATCCCGGCTGACAACCCCCGGCTGATGGTGTGGTTGTACCACTACATCGTCTGCTTCATCGTTGGATCGGTGATAGGGCACCTTATCTCCTTCGTACCGGAAGCATGGATAGCACTCATCGTGCTGAATGTGATCGTGCTGACATTCCTCGTGAACAACACAAGTAGAAAGATGAAAAATTATGAAAGCAACCACTGAAAGCGGAGCCGTGTACGAGTTCACTAAGGACGGATCGAAGTTCCGCCGTCTGAAGAACAAGCTCGCTCGGGACCCTGAAGCTGAAGTTCCTCGCGTGGACCTGCGCCAGGACGGCAAGTGGCTGACTCTCTTCCAGCCGGTTGAGCCGGTCGTGGGTCTGCCGATGACTCTGTTCGTGGAGCCGCTGGACCCGCCGCAGATCGAGGGCGCATCCATCACGGTACGCCACACGTCTGTCGTTGTGGGGGTGGAAGCGTGACCATCTTCGCATTTCTCGATGTGGAAACCACTGGACTCGACCCGGTAGACAACTACGTCCTTGAGGTTGCCTGGCAGTTCACGGATGATCGGTTCAACCCTATCGGGGAAGGCCAGTCGTGGATCGTGGACCACGGCCTGAGGGAGCCGACTGTCGCGGCCCAGATTCGGGACTCGGCGTTCATCACCAACATGCATTCGGAGTCGGGCCTGCTGCTGGACCTGGCGAACCCGAGCGTTCCGAAGCTTCGTATGGATGACATTCTTGATGCGTTCGTAGATAGCGCGCTGGATGTGGGGGCAGCTAATGACCAGGTTCGCCTCGCCGGATACTCCGTATCATTCGACCGTGAATTCCTCCGGGAGAATGGTTGGCGTGACTTGTTCGAGTCGAAGGCGCTCGGCTTCCAGATGCATCACCGCATCCTGGACCTGTCGTCCGTGATCCAGATGTTCGAGGCGGCTGACCGTGAGGTTCCGTCCACCTACAACGAGAACCCACACCGTGCGCTGGATGACGCTCTCGATGCACTGGAGAAGGCTCAACTCATGGCTCGCGAGATTTCCTGGTCTTGACAACCGTAGATCAGTGATGTAGGCTAGGAGCATGCAGCAGCTACAGGAACTCCTCGCCTACATCGCCCTCCTCACTGCGGGGGTGTATGTGTCCGTCATGGCGGTGGCACTCGTAATGAGCTTCGCCACACTCATCGTCGTGTTCTTGCTGTCTCTTATTACGAAGGATCGGACAAATGGTTGAACTCTTCCTGCTTCTCCCCTTCACACTGATGTCCCTGTCAGCGGGCAAGATCGCCATAGAACACCGCCGTGCGCTTCGGGGTGGTATCGAGATTCCTCGTACGGGTCGGCTGAGGGCTGTCGCCTCGCTGGACCGTGAGCGCCAGAAGGCTATCGAAATCGGTAAGCGTGAGCTTGCGGTTCGTGACGCTGAAGTTTGGGATTGGGCCTTCGAGCGGGCGATAGAGGATGCCGACCCCCAGCGGGCCATTGCGGAGAGTCGGACGGACGACCGAGCCTGCTACTGCCCTGAGTGTGTAGGGTCGAACGGTGAACCCTACATCGGACTCCCTTGGATTGCCGTTGATCGCCCCTATCGGATTGGGTAGCGGTGCCTATGACTGAAGATCAGATCACCGCTCTCTGTGAGAGTATGCTTCGTGACTGGGGGCTGGACCGCTGGATCATCCGGTGGGAAGATACGCTGCCTTCCTTCCAGGGTAACCTTGCGGGACACTGTAGCTGGGACGAGCGTGTCATCCGACTGTCTCGGGAGTACGTGCTGGATTACGAGTCCAGCGATGTGGTGGCGATTCTTCAGCATGAAATTGCACACGCTCGGACACCTGAAGAGAAGTTTCATGGTCCGAGATTCGATTGGAACCTAAGAGAAATGAGGTCAGGCTGTGCCACGTAAAGATGGACGACCGCGCATGCCGGTGAAGCTGGGACTGGACCCGCTGCCCTGGGTAGACAAGGAAGACGGCGAAGGTCGCTGGATTCGTCAGGCTCACCCGGACGGGTGGACCGAGTTCGAGCCGCGTGACGGCTACTCCAAGAATGAAGAGGACTACTATGGCTCGTAAGAGTGCCCCGCGCCTGCCGGTGACTGGACGATTCTTCTTCTCGGTAGGTAACTACCAGGAGAATGCGGAACTGGACCCGGAGTTTGTGGACCTGTATGCGCGTAATGCGCAAGGCATCTGGTTCGTGAACGGACTAAAGACTGACGAAAACGAAATCCCGGACGACCTCTGGGAAGTAAGGACCGTGCAACGGTAGAATGGTGTACAGTAAGAGCATGAGCAACACGTCAAACAACAAGCCCGTAGAAACCGTAGACGCTTTCGTCCTTCAGGAGTGCATCCGCATCGCCAACGATGTGACGGAGAGTGTGGAGCGTCGGCGTAAAGCGTCAGCGTGGGCGAAGAAGCTGGTCGAGTCTGCGGGCTCTAACTGGGAGGGCGGCGGGCGTACCGTGGCGGAGAAGGCTGGGGTCGAGGTAGACCCTAAGGCTCCGGGCGGACAGCGCGTAGACAGCGGGAGCGGCTATGCCGGGGTCTCGCGTAACAGTGGGCGTGTGGCGGACATCGAGGCGGGGCAGCTTAGCTCCGAGCTTCACTCGGGACAGCGGGTGTCTCGTGGGTAAGCGCGTCAAATTCAAGGATGGTGGGGTGCTCCTTTTCGGAAAGTACTTCGTGGATGAGGACCTAGCGTTCTGGACCGGGTTCGTGCTGTTCATCCTGTCTATGGGGCTGTCTGTGGTCGCCGCCGCTACCGATTGGTGGGTGCTGTATATCCCGTTCTTCCTTATTATCGGGAGTGTGGGGTTGGCTGTTGTGTGGGCTGTCCTCTCGTTCTTCTGGGGCAGATGGGCTGAAGTGTTTCGTAAGGGGCGTCGGCGGGGACTTGACACCGAGGCTGAAGACCGGTAGGCTGATCGTATGAGCATGCTACGGAATCTATTCGTTGACGACGAGCGGACCCCGCCTCCGGGAATGGACTGGGAAGTCGTCAAGACGGCAGGAGACGCCTATTCGGCGCTTTCTGGCGCAGAGTATGCCGTAGTCTCCCTAGACTACGTGCTGATCGGCTGGGAGAGCGGCTTCGATGTGGTGTGGTGGATGCATACCAACAACCGCTGGCCTACGCACGAGCTTCGCGTACATTCGTCCTCCTATATGGGGCGCGCGCAGATCATCGAGTTCGCTCAGGCGCATGCGCCTAAGGGTCTGCGGGTCATCGATGCTTCTGCTGAGCGGGGGCTGTGATGCATTTGTGGGTTTCGAAGACCGGACTGGTCCGAGAGGACTGGCGGATCAGGCACGGCACTAAGAGTCGTGTGGCGGCAGGTTGCGAGTGCGACCTATGCAAGAAGGCGGCGCGCTCATTCGAGATTGCGTCCAAGCAGCCTAAAGAGGCGTCCGCCCCGCTCGCGGTCGGCATGACCGATGTCGGCTGGATCGTGCTACAGATTCAGCGTATGGCGGAGGATCGTTCGATCCCTGCCGCTAAGCGTGCGCGTGCCCGCTGGTGGTACCAACGGCTGACGTACGCAGACTCCGCGTCGGCTACCTCCATCGTCCAGGAGAGCGGCGGGCGTCGGCGCTCGCATAACGCGAGGCGTCTCGTGGCGTCGGACCTAGAGTACAGCGGGGACTACAAGCGCCCGCTGATTCAGACTTGACAGTTGGAGCGGGAGCGGGTAGGCTGTAGGCATGACAACTCGAACGCACCCGCTTCTTCGCATCAAGCGATTCTTCCAGGTGGCCGTCAAGCATTACCCCTGGACCTTCTGGACCGTAGTGGTGATTCTGGCGGCGATCCACATTCCAGTGCTGATCTGGCCTCTGGAGATGGGGGCCGTGGCCCTGGGCCTCTGGGCAGTCATCGTCGGTGCGACTCTTTTCGTTGGGCTGATCTGGAAGATCGTCACCGAGATTGCGGACGGGGGAGGACGCTGATGGGCTGGGCGGGCGGCGGTAAGCGTGTCATCGACATGCGCGCGTTCATTGAGAACGAGCTTGCGAAGTGGGAGCTTGGTGCGCTGGTGGCGGTCGTGGGTCCGGAGAAGACGACTGACGACTGGTTCAAGCTGACTATCAAATACCGCCCTCCGGGCAACGAGCACCGGAAGGATATCCAGTTCTACGACAAGAACATCGTCGTCAACATCGGCTATAGTCGGAAGGCTGGCTACTGGAACCGCACCTTCATCCGGAAGGCTATCCGGAACGCGGGACAGGAGTTCCAGGAAGAGAAGGTGGCTGCGGTCGTGTGGTCTTCCATGCCGCGTGAACTGACGACCGGTCGTGACGAGGATGGACGGTTCGCGCTGTGAGACGGTGCGGATGGTGTGGTGTCGAGCTTCGGTGGTGGCAACTAAACCACTGCCGAGTTTGCGCCTTCTCGCTGCGGTATGACACGTCTTCGCCGCCTTGTCGGCACGCTTCGCGCTGGGATGGTGTGCCTGACCACGCGCCTTGGTCCTTCAAGCGCCCTGAGTATCCAATCACTTGACATCCCTGCGGGGATAGAGTAGGCTGTAGACATGACAAACAAGAACAACCTCATCTTCTACGAATCGGGGCACTACACCCGAGAGGCGTACGGTCATGTGGAAGAGTACCACCCCGCCGTCTTCGTGGTGGCGGGAGGGCGTGCGCGCGTTCCTGTGATGCTGCTCTGGCTGACGTGGAGCCTCATCCTCGCCGTGCTCTTCGTGATCGACACCTGGACAGGTATTGCGAGCGGGGACATCGCTACGGAGTTCGTCTGGAACCTGTCCCTGTACTGGGTGCTCGGTCTGGTGGCGGTCTTCGTGATCTACTGGCCGCTGAAGTTCGTCTGGTACGTCCTGTCGTGGTGGGTCGAAATCTTCCGGAAGGCGATGTGATGATTACTCGTAAGAAGAATGACTTCCTCTACTACGAGCCGAGCGGGTTTACGCTGAACGGCCTGCACCTAGGTGAAAGGTTCACTGCAAGGCTCGTCCTCGCTGGCGGCAGGGTGAAGGTGCCCGTATCGCTGCTGTGGGCAACCTGGGCGTTGATCGGTGCGGTAATCTTCACCGTGGAGACGGTGGTGGGCTTGAACACCGGAGTGGCGTTCTATGGTCCCTGGTGGACCGTCACCGGCTACTACCTGCTGTTCACCCTCGGTTGGTTCGTCATCTACTGGCCCATCTACGCGGTGATCTTCATCGTTCGGACGTGGGTTGATGTTGTCCGGAGCGCGCTGTAGTCGCGCTTGACGTTCGTCACTAAAGAGAGTAGACTGTAGTCATGATCGCACTTATCCTCATCCTAGCATTCATCGCGGGACTCATCGCCTACTTCGTGGATGGTCGCCTGCCGGTGGCTCTCTCGGTGGCGGGCATCGTCGGGTTGGCAGCAACCGTAGCGTCGGTGATCCTGGATGTCTTCGTCTGAGGGCAGCTTGGCTAAGCCGGTGTGGACCCCGCCCTACTGTGACACCTTCTGGGGTTCGCACGGATGCTCGCTGGACCGAGGCCATTCGGGGCCGTGCCTGTGCATCACCGTGTTCTATGACGAAGACGGTCAGATTGAAGAGACCGTCTGTGACGGTAACTGCGCTCCGCCGTACTTCGGGCCGGATACGGAGTTCTTCTCCAACCATGGGATGCCTACACCTGAGGCTACACTTAGGGCGGCGCATAATGGCAACTAGAATCTGGAGCCCGCCTGACTACTGGTACAACCAGCCCTCTGACGGACCTGCGGAGGGGGAGAGTCGTGCGGCGTGGAAGAACCGCACCTTCGCCGCGCACTACGGCAACCCTGGGATGTTCACCCTGGCGGAACTACTGGAAGATGGAGACCGGTGAGCGGGTCGGGGTGGGACTGGGACGCCATTGCTGCGTCCGATTATCCGGTGGTGGTAAATCCTGCCGCGCTACGGCGGGACATGGTGTACTGCGAGTTCTGGACGCTGAGCCTCCCTTCGGAGTCGTACGGCTACGTGACCGGGCTAGTCATAGAGTGGTCGGAGTGGCTACGGGTGCGAGAGCAGCGAGCGGGACCCCTGCGTATCGACCTGAGCGGGTACGGGCTGGAGGGTGCGGAGCTTTACCCCTTCATGCGTGCACGCTTCTCGCTGTGGACCGCTCCGGAGAACCCGCGCTGGCCGCGTACAGTCGTGGCGGTGTGGACGCTGGACGGCGGCTTCAAAAAGCCGGGTCGGGCTTGACAAAAGCGGCCCGGTGAACTAAAATAACTAATCAACAGTCCCCCCAACAGGTAGCAGACTATTGGAAACTAATAAAACTAAACTAGTGTTTTAGATATTAGTTTTTAGTGGTAGGATATTAGTTAGAGGCCGATTTGCAATCTGGCTGAAAAATGGGGTAAGCTCTTCTAATATAATTAATTAACTTAAACTTATATACTTATCCGACTACGTACCGGTAGATTAGGAAAAAACGCTACTCCCTATTTCTACTGCTCTTCCTTAGGGAACGTGGTCGGAAAGGTTTATTAGTTTTTGTCAGTATACACCAATGGAGATAGAAATGAGTGAAGTAATTGACCCGGTAACGGGGATGACCCAGGCGGACCTGGATGCGTTCGTGGAGGCTCGGAAGGCGAAAGGTCCGAAGCGTGATGCGCGCGTGTGTGTCTGCGGTCACGGTGCCGGTGCACACTTCTCGGTGACGGGGCTTGGCGGGCCTTCGGACATCGCAGAGCGTGAAGCGGGAACGATTCGGTGCCAGGCTGGTAAGACGCCGTGCGAGTGCCAGAAGTTTACGTACGTGCTGCGTTCGACTGACATTCGGTCGTTCATCCAGAAGACGACAGGTCCCGGAGCGGAGCATGCGCTGGCTAAGGGGATCGCGTCTACCCTTGGACGTGGGATCGTGGTGGAGTGGCGCGAGGATATCGCCTGCTTCTACTGCGGTAAGGCTCCTTCGGAAGTTGGTGCACTGATTCCGATCCCGTACAATGAGCGTGGTGGTGAAGCGTTCCGTTCGACTGTGGAGAATCGTCTGCATTGCGCGGGGTGCCGGATCGAGATTCAGAAGCAGGTCTCTGGCGTATAATAGCTTCATGGAAACCGTTGAGCTTCAGGTGCCTGGAGGCAGGCGTGTAAGTGCGCTTCGCCTTCAGGACCTTCCTGCTGAGCATGTGCTGGCGTTCATGTCGCTGCCGGTGGGGGTCAAGGAGCATATGGGCGTGAAGCTATTCAAGCTGGCGCTAGGCTCTAACGGGGAAGATGTGCTCGCGGGACTGACGTTCGGAGAGCTTGAGTATCTGATGAGCGAATGGTTCCTGTTGTCGGGTGAGTCGGAGGCGGAGGACCCGGACGGTCGAGGGCTGGGGCTTGACTGGAATCTGATTCCGTAGTAGTCTTGGGGTATGGCACTCAAACATACTCATACACTCAGCGGTACCGGACCCTTCCCGTTCGAATCGCTCTCGGAACTGGTGACCGCTGTATCGGAGGCGGCAGGCGAGAGCCGAGACTGGAAGAATGACATTACTGTCAACCTCCTCACGGAGAACCGAACCGCAGACGGGGTACGCTACCTCGACTGGGAGATTCAGGTTACCTGGTGAGCTTGCTGGCGGTGGCGGCTATCCCTCTGCTCGTTGCCGTGATCGCGACTGTTCACGGTGCGGCACTTCATCGGAGTCTTGACAAGCCTGCCTTCGGCTGATAGCGTTTAGGCAACTCAACAGAAAGTGAAATGAAACCTTGACAGAAGCACTCGGCGGGGAAATCCTCGCTACAATCCTCTGGTTCGTACTCGGAGATATCGCCGTGTTCGGCGTGGCGATGCTCGTGTTCGGACTGTTCGTACTCATCGCGTCGGCTACGGATGCGGAGTGGGTTGCCGGTCTTGGCGTCCTGTTCGCATGGATCGCGGCGATTGCAACGGTCGTGATCGTGTGGTGGAACATCATCACGCACGCACTCGCGGCTGGTTCGCTCATCTGGGGGTGGTAACGGTGGCTCGGTACGTTCACGGCAGTAGTGAGCTTCTGGATCACGCGGCGGCGGCTAAGTCGCTGTCGGAGAAGGAAGAGTGGCTTAGACTCTCCAAGAGAGTGTATGCCCTCGGTCCAAGCATCCCGAGAGGCGCTACCCTCGAAGGGGCGCAGCAGGATGTGGATAATGCTCGCATTGTTCTCGCTGCGGCGTACAAGCTATACACGAACCCGTTCGGGGTGGTGAAGACGGTCTGATGGTTGACCGACTGGTGTTTAGTGTGGACGGGGTTTGGGAGACGCGCGCAGTCGCGCCGTACACCATACCGTCTAACGGATTCATCCAACGCGGGGACGCCTGGGTCAACGCTAGTTCGATCACTGTAGTTGCTCTTGAGCATATTCGCCACAAGCCTCTTTACATCCGGATAGAAAGTTGTCAGGGACGCCGTACGGATTGGGGCTTCGTGGGTGGCGGACGACCGTTTGACATCCGCGCGGGAGATACGATCCAATTCCAGCCTGGTAATCTAGAATCGAGGATTCACTATTACTGACGACGATGCAGAACTTGAACGGCTCGCGGCTGTGATCCGTGCGAACATGCACTGGAAGAAGATGATGGAGGACGGCTACATGTCTGTCGGCTTTAACACACCGGAAGAGATTGCGCAAGCTGTCTGGGACTCCGGGTTCCGTCCAGGGGTTGACAAGTAGCCTCATGGCCGCTATAGTTGAAGTATGACAGGCCACGAGACGCAGCTTCAGCGCATGACCGCAAACCCCGACTGGGTTCGCGTCAGCGGGGACCTGTCCATCCTCTGCAACATGTGGGCAGGTCGCCGCGACCTTCAGGTGTACTTGGGTCGTGACGGTGGGAAGGGGAAAGCTTCGGCGTTCTTCGACCCTCGCAGCGCACAGATCGAAATCAATTCGGAGGATGCGTTCGGTAAGGGTTCGGACGGTTCGCTCGTTGGGGACCTGACTTCTCGCATGGAGCTTGCGAAGTATCCCGTTGCAGGAGGTCTTTCCCTGCACGAGAGCGGACACGCACGGCACAGCACCGCAGACTGGGAGGAACTTCGTAAGTCGTTCGACTCGGAAGCGGAGTGGACCGTGTTCGTCCGTCTGGAAGAGACGCGCATCGAAGGCCTTATGGCCCTCACCTTTCCGCAGGATGTCGGATACTTGCGGGCTAGCACTCGGGAACTGCTGATGGGCGATGACCCTGCGGGGTGGACCGGACGTGGTGCGGCGCAGCTTCTTGTTGGACGTGCGGAAATCGGTGTACTGGAAGCGTCGGATGTTCAGGCGGTAGAGACTGCACTCGTATCTGCGGGGTGGTCGCCGTCTGTGTTGACGCGCCTGCGTGAAATCGTGGGAGAGTTTCTTCTGCTGGTTGACCGTGGCGATGATCTTGAGATTATGGTTGCGCTCGCGAAGGAGCTTCACGCGCTGATGCCTGAGGACCCTGCGGGGGATGAAGACGGAGAAGATTCCGGGATGCCGTCTGACTTGGCGGACGCTATTGCGGATGCGCTGGGGCGTGCGGCTCAGGGTGGGCGACTGTCCGCTATTGAGGCGGGCGACCGTGCGGAGTCCGCGCGTAAGCGTGAAGAGGCTGATGCGGCTGACCGTATCCAGTCGGAGAATGAAGCGAAGGCTCGCGAAACGTTTACCGATTCTGGTAATGGGACGGCGAAGGTGCCGTCACAACTACGGACTAACCGAGCACCAACAGGGGACGAGCGTTCTGCGGCGGTTCGTCTGAGTAGAGACCTAGAGAAAGCGAAGTATCGTGACCGGATCGAAACGGAATGGAACACCGACGTACCGCCTGGGAAATTCAACGGTGGGGAAGCTATGCGTCTGGATGCTGCGCGGAGTGTCGGCGGAGACACCAGTCGTTACAAGCCGTTCCGCACAAAGCGCTACGAGGAAACTGATGAGCCGCCGCTGACCGTAGGCATCATGTCTGATGTGTCGGGTTCGATGAGCGCGGTGCAGGAAGCAGTCGGTACGGCGGTGTGGGTGATGAACGAGGCGGTATACCGTCTGGACCTCGCAACCTGCGCGGCTGTCTACTTCGGAGAGCGCGTCTACCCTGGACTTCGGAAGGGCGAGCACAGCAGTAGGGTGCGTGAGTGGAACGGGCGTGACGGCTGGGAAGACTTCGATGGGGCGTTCCGTGCGCTTGACGGTGAGCTTGAACTGCTCAACGGTAAAGGCGCACGACTGTTGGTTGTCGTGTCGGATGGGCAGTACGGATCAACCGTGCGTGTCAATCAGGCTGAGGCTCGTGATCGCTGGGTGCGGACTTGCGTCCAGAATGGTGTGGGTGTAGTCTGGCTACAGGTGCGAGGGCAGAAGACGCCGGTTGCAGAGGGACCGGGGATTGAGATTGTGAGTGTCGGGACTTCGATCCTGGACGCTATTGGACCGATAGGACAAGCTTGCATCCGTGCATTGTCGCACGCTAGCGCATAAGCTCCGGGGGCTGGTTCGCACTGTCCCGCACACCAGACCCCCGGATCAACCGTAAGGAAAGAATATGAGTGAAGCACTACCAGCAATACCGCGCAACGAGGCGCTTGCACGACTCATGGCTCAACTGAAAGAACAACAAGAAAAGGATAAAGACAATGGGACCAATTTCGAGTGATGTACTGATGTTCCTCGCGGAGCTTGAACAGGCCACGAGCGAAATCATCACGAAGTACTACGATGCCAGCGCGGCTGACTGGGATGAGAACGGCACCGAGGCAACCAAGAACTTCAAGTTCTACGCGCCTATTCTCGTGAAGGTTGTCACGTCCGAGGATGGGAAGGTGCTGGCTCAGTTCGTGGAGGAAGGGGTTGACTTCTACCCGGATCAGGAGTAACATGACTGTAGGTGTGAATGACAGCCCCACCCGGTGTGAGCAATGCGGGCGCACCGAAGCGACGTACACCTGGGTAGGCCAATGGGTCTGCTCTCTCTGCGAGAGAAAGGCACGACGATGACAATCAAGATCGAAACCGAGTGGGGCGTGGTCTATCCATATGCTCCTGAAGTTGTCCACCCGATGGTGGACCGCGCCTCTGCCGAAGCGCACGCCCGCTCTACCGGGTCGATCCTTATGTGCCGAGACTGGTCTGTGGTTCGACAGCAACCCGGCTGTACTGACCATAATCCTGTTCAACATCGTGACGGCAAGCCCGCGTGGTGTAAGCGGTGCGGGCTGACCGCTAGCTTCACTGTTCCGGAATTTCGGTTTGTCAAATCCTCCAACGCCCCTCAACCGAGTGAGCAGCATCCGGTTGGAGACGTGGACCCGAGCATGGTCTATCGCCCGACCGAGACGCCCCGCACGCGGAGAGTTGACAATGGGCCTAGAGGGCAGTAAGCTGTAGGTATGGAACTTCTACACGACTTCATGCTCTACATCCAGAGCCTCTTCGTTCGCCCTAAGCGCTCGGATCGCGAGCGACGTAGGTGCACCAGCGAAATCCTGAAGGCTGGACTGCCGGTGTTCATCATCGTTAGTCTGATCGGCACTACGCTTCTCGCGCTGTTCGTCAACCTCTGGTTCCTCCTGCTGCTTATCGTCATCGCGGTGGGTTGGCCGCTGTGGTACGGCTTTGTCAAGTACCACGCTTCGAAGTACGGACTACTCGGATGGTGAACCTGCACGGGCCGGGGGCGAAACTTCTACCTATCAGCCCTGCAACGTACGATCCGGGCAAGCGAATGCAGGCCGCAACTATGGCGGCGTACGTAGGCCTTGGCGTGGCGATGCATGTCCACTCATCCCACACGGAGTTCTGGACGGACAAGCGGGTCCCTCCGTGGAAGATCGACGTGTATTCGGCTCGCACCTATAAGGGGCCGCTAGAGTTCGACCGGCGACTAGAGCACCCGACCGAGCCGTGGTCACCATTCGCCCCGCCAGTCAGGACGGCAGAAGATCGAATCGAGCAGGCTATCGCGGTCCTGTCCGAGCTAGCGGAGACTGATCCGGTGGCGCTCCAGGCGATTGACATTCTGGAGGGAAGGTTGACAAACCCAGAACAAGAGAGTAGGCTGTAACTATGACAATCGATCTTCGCAACTTCAAGTCCGGTGACCGGGTACGTGCCACCAACCAGAGAAACACGGACACCGCTGAGTTTACCGTGGATTCGTCCTCCGAGACCCTCCTGTACTCCGCGACCAATGTTTTCAATGCAGAGTCGTGGGACTTCACCCTCATCGAACCGCCCAAGCCCAAGCTGCCGAAGGTGGCGGGTGTGTACCGTCTGACGCCAGGCAAGTTCGGTGACCGTCACCTGATTCTGACTACGGTGGGTTCGTGGTACTGGATCGACTTCACGACCGCGCACAAGAATGATGGTGGCTTCGTGTATCAGGGTGAGCACATCAAGGAGAGCGTCGTGAAGAAGTACGCGGGAGAGCTTCACCTTCAGTGGGCGTACTGATGACACACGCAACACTGGGGCAGGACTTTCAGCAGTTCCTCCGCGAAGCCTTCCCGAAGCGCACCAAGAAATCTTTCTCCCGCGAGAAGCGGATCAGCCGCATGCTGTCCGTCGTGATGTTCGTGATGATGCTCGGAGGTACGGCGGCGTCTCTTGCGTCTGCGGCCTTCTTCGGAAACGGATACCTCGCGTTTCTGATCATCCCCTCGTTAGGGGTTGGCTTCGTGGTCGGGATGTTCGGGGACTGGTATGACGCCAAGTATCATCTGAACGGGCTCTGATGTAAAACATTCTAGACAAATAAATAACATGGTAGTATGTTATTTATGACCACTAGAATCTGCACCCGCCGAGAATGCGGACAACCTGAAGAGGGGCTTGGCCTCTGCCTCGAACATCTAGAAGAGGTAGAGGCCAGGATCACGCAGGGACTCCCGCCTACAGGAACGCTACTCGGAGAATGGGGGCGTTGGCGGACGAACGGTGCTGGATATCGCATCCGGTCGCGAACCGTCAACGGCGTGCAAGAGTTTCAACTAGAGCATCGTCATGTGATGGAGGAACACCTTGGACGACCACTGGAACGTGGTGAGAATGTGCACCACCGCAACGGTTTTCGGGATGATAACCGTCTAGAGAATCTAGAGCTTTGGTCAACGGCACAGCCCGCTGGTCAGCGAGTAGCCGAGAAGCTGGCGTGGGCAAAAATGATCACGGAGCGCTACGGCCCAGAAGAACACCTTCTGTAATAGAGGTATAATACTTTGTAGACCAACTGAATCGATCCGAGAAAGAACCCAGGCATTTAAGGGGTTTCGGACGTGAAAGTTGCTGAAAAGCAGGCCGTCTCGTTGAATAAGCGAAGATTTATCCTGCATAGTTCACACTACAAAGGATTTGTACATGCAGGAAATCGAAGCAGGGGAACCCGCTGAGCTAGAGATTGAAGCCCCGCCAGGGCTGCTTCCCGACCTCGAAGCATGGGGCATTGTCGAGATTGAGCGTGGTGTTTGCGAAGATACCTTTGAAAACCGGAAGGCTATCCGAGCCAATAAGGGCAAGGCCAATACCGTCTTCGATAGTAATGGAAACCCAACAGGCTATCTACAGGTGGTCACGGCGGAAATGTACGCCACCGCTCAAGGCCTGTCAAAAAGCGATCTTCTTTCCGACCCGGACGATTACAACTCCGACTACCTCAACGGTGTCAAGCTCCTGCTCGCTCAGAACGCAGACCACCTGGCACCGACGTGGGTCCTCAATACTACCAAAACTTTTATCCGTCAGCAAGACCGTATCAAGGAACTCGGCGCAGACGGCGAACTGTACGCCAGCCAGACTCGGCTCGTAACCGTACCGCACCGTTGCAAGACGACGAAGGCTGACGGCACGCGATGCTGGGGCTGGGCAGACGGTAGCTCGGACCTGAACGGCATGTGCCGTGTACACGCACGGCGCGCGAACCGCTCCCCCTCACACGGCCTGAGTACACGCCAGATTATGCGCAACCGTATGGACTCCGCCGTCCCCGGTCTGTGGGAAAAGCTGGAAGTGCTGACCGACTCGGAAGACGAGCGCATTGCGCTGACCGCTATCCGTGACATGATGGACCGTGCCGGTTACAAGGCCGTGGACCACGTTGAGCAGAAGGTCGAAGTAACCGTAACCGACGCCTCGGACGTTGTGAAGGATCGCCTCAAGAAACTGAAGAAGGGCCAGGACGACAAGGCCGCACTTCTCAAGCAGATGCGTGAAGCAACCGCCGCCGAAGATGTAGTAGACGCGGAGGTTGTTGACGATGACGAGTGAAGCCCGCGAGAAGCTAGAGCAGATGCGCGACCAAATAGTTTTTGACGCACAGGGGGCGCTCTCCCGCGCGGAGCTTCAGCGTCTACGGCAGTACTGGGGTGACATTACCCAGATTCTCCAGCTTGACACGGACGCCAAGGGCGAGTAAACTAAGACCATGCTCACAACCGAACGGCTCGCCGCACTGCACGCTGTCAAGAACGGCGAGGTAACCGTGCGGAAAGTCAGCGCGCCGGGACTCCCCTGGAGATTCCAGCCTGCCGAGCGAACCGTAGCACTCGGGTTCCTGCTGAAGGCGGACCTGATTTCGGTAACCGCTGAGTTCGGCCCGAACCGTTCACGACCGTCAACCGTGACACTCACGGATCGAGGGTGGCGTGCTATTCGAGCTACGGCGTGAACTGATCCGGCTTGCGAACCGTAACCGTCTGAGCGCGGAAGCCGTGACCGACCTACTGGACCTCGCGGAGCATCTGAACGGCCTGGTTGTAGACGAGGATGACCGTGAACTTCTCACCGCCGAGCATGTGCTAGACTTCTGGCAGGAGAGTTTCGATGAATCGTAGACAACGGCAAGCAACCGCAACCGCTATCGTGTCTGAAGCGAAGCGGCACGTTGGGTATCGCGCCCAACCGCAGCGCCGTAGCGCCTTTGCCCTTAAGCAGTACCTCGGGAAAGCGTGGAACGGCACGTTCATAGACCGCGTACTCCATGACGCATTCGGAGACTTCGCGGAAGTGCGGTTTGTGTCAACCGTGTCAGCGCTCGGGTACTACCTGAACCGTAACCGTGTCTATCACAAGCCCCGGCCCGGAGACATCGCGTTCTTCAACTTCGCATCGAACCCGCTGGAACCGTTCGAGCAACCGCACGTTGGTGTGGTAATTTCGGTTGAACCGAACGGCTCGTTCCGAACCGTAGAGGGCGAGACTTCACCCGGCACGCCTCAAGGGTCGCAGCTTGCAGACGGTGTATTCGAGAGAGTGCGGCACGTAACCGATACCGTAGGCTTCGTGCGCCCAACCGTACGGAAGATCGAACCGCTAGACGGCACGCCTACAACCGTGCAGATGAGCTACTTCGACTCGAACCCCAGTACGCGCGCCAAGGCAATCGAAACCGTGCAGCGAGCGCTGAACCGTGTACGGCCTGCTTGGACGTTCAACCGTGGCAAGAAGGACGGCGAGTTTAAGAGCGCTCTCGGCCTGTACGCTCGTGAGACGGGAACCGTGGAGAACCGTGGCGAACTGACGTACCCGGTACTCGACACCCTCGGAACCGAGACCGGCGTGTATACGGTAGACTCATGACACGCTCAGAACGGTGCAAGTCTGACGACCTCTTCGACAACGAGCACCACCGATGCATCGGCGCGATCTACACCGGCTGGCTCGAAGAAGGCGTGCCGTGTGAGTGCGCCTGCCACAAGCTTCCACGGTGCTTCACACCGTATGTCGCAAACCACGGAACCGGCATCTACGACTGCGACCTACACGAAGGGCACGGCGGGAACTTTCACTCACACAGAGGTCGGATACTTTGGTCGAAGCGTGTTTGACATCGAGTAAACCGTGTGCTAGAGTAGTCTTACGTCCAGGTAGTAAACGCCGAAACGGTATTACGAAACAACGTGCCAAACCGGGTGAGTGGTTCCTGTGCCTCCCCGGCTCTCGGCAAAACCCCGCTCATCAGTTACGGCGGGGTTTTGTTGTTGGTACGGCGTGCCACATAACCGTAACCGGTTTGTGGTAGGCTCGCAGCATGTCCCACGTAGAGATTCACTGGCTTGAGACCGCAACCGATGCGGCACGCCTGGAGTACGCCGGTCTGCCCCGGCTCGACCTTGAACCGTCACAGTGCACGGCGTGCAACGCAAGAGTTGGGGAGGTAAACGGCACGAACGGTGATGTCTTCTGGAAACCGTGCGGCCTGGTGCTCAACGGTGATGCAATCGGCACGCTCTGCCGCAAGTGCTTCGCTCCAGTTGACAAAAGCCTCACGGCACGCTAAGCTGACGGCATGAGAAGCAACAGCAAACCGGTCCCGATTCGCGACCTGTCCGAAGAGGACCAACGCGGTCTCGTCGGAAACGTCGTGACCGTGAAGGTCTACGAAGACCTGGAAACACAGGAACCGTCCGCCACACTACATGGGCGGCTCGCCTTGATCGCCCTGACCCCGGACGGCACCGTCGTAGTCTTCGAGTACCAGCCCAACTTCCAGCCTGTACCGGCGTCTCAGCCGATCACTGTCGAGTGGTGACCCGGCTTGACAACGGTCGAACGGCACGCTAGGATGGGAAGCATGAAGGACACGTCCAAGACCATCCCACTCGCTGAGGTTGCTAGCTACAGCAACGGTGACCTCATCTATCTGATCGACCAGGTTGTCGTTCTCGACTTCACGGAGAACGGCGAGACCGCGACCGTAACTGGCACGCTCGAACTGCTGCTTCGAACCGACGAGGGGTTCGCCCTGAAGTTCGCCGGATACCCGGATGTCGTACCGGTGCCACTCGCCAGCGATGCAACGCTCTCGTTCACCGACTACGAGAAGTGGGGGCTCTGATCATGGCAGTTCATGGTGTGAGCGCAACCGCCAAGGGCAAGAACTCGGAACCGGGGGACTGGACCCTCAAGACCAACACCGGCAAGCCGGTACTGGATGAGAAGAACAAGCCCATCGCTGGGCTCTCATTCCGTTCGGCCAGTGACGCGGCGCGTAGTCACCTGACTCGTACGGGAGAGTACGTCTTCCCGATTCGCGGCTAAGGCTGGGAGAGGCCTCGTCCACGTCCTCTGTTGTGTTATAAGTACAGCATAGCAGGGTTCCCCCGATAGTGCAATACCTAAATGAAAGAATTCCGTCTGGACTCCAGGCGGAATTTCTTTTGCCCTAGGACTTGACACCGGCTCCAGCTTGCCGTAGTGTAGGAACTACCAACCCGGTCAACGAAGGGAAAACAATGACCAACACACTCACCCCCGAGCAGCTTGAGCAGCTTGCCAGCATCGAGGTAGGCATGGGAGCGACCTACCGCACGGCACTCGGCGGCATCTACATCCCGTTCACCGTGGTCGCCGTGCGGCGCGGAGGCAAGGAAGTCGATGTGCGCCGCGACAAGACGATCATCGTGGAGCGCAAGAGCGGCTGGGAAGACAACCACGTCAAGGCGTACGAGTACGACCCCGAGGGTCGGCTCGAAACCTACACGCTCCGGAACAACGGCCAGTACATCGCAAAGGGCGAGCCGAAAGAGCGCTGGTCCTCGACACTCCAGATCGGCTACCGCCGTGACTGGACAGACATGAGCATGTGATGAACCGGCTCGCGAAAGACGGGTACGACCGTTGCGAGTGCGGGTGCAAGTACTGGGAGCACGACCGCTGTATCGACTGCGGCACGTACATCCGGTCTGCACTCGTGCTCGACGTGAAGGACGCGCAGGAAGACTACGACCGTGCGTCCATCCCCCAGCTTGCCGCAGCGCAAGCAGAACTGAAGCGTGCGAGAAACCGTCTCGCTCAGCTTGACAAGCAACTTCTAGGCTAGTAAGGTAGGAACATGAGATTCAACATCGTACACGAGCGCAGTGACACCGTGGTTGGCGAGGCCGACCAGGTGGAGGTCGCGCAGTCCGTACTCTCCGGAATTTACGGCGAGATGTTCGTCGTCATCGACAAGTGGAGCGGTGTGGCACTCGACCGCCCTGCCCAGAACGCCGTACCTGGAGCATCAATCCTCACGGAAGAGCAGCTTCCCTGGGGCACCATCGACCTTCTCTCTCGCGAGGGCAAAAAGGTTCTCGCGATCAAGCTCGTCCGCGAACTGACGCACCTGGGCCTCGGTGAAGCCAAGGATGTCGTTGACCGCCGTGTGGTCGAAGCCAACCGGCTCGCGCAAGAGCAGGCCCGACTTGACGAAGAGCGTCGGAACTGGTAGGGTTAAGACATGAGCACACAGGAAATTCGCCAGGCAGAACTGGCGCTCGCGGAAGCCAACCGTGCCGTCCGAATCGCGCAGCTTCAACTGGCTCGCGCTAAGAGCCGGGAGCCGGAAGAGCCCCCGGTCGATACGACCCTCCAGATCAAGGTCCAGTATCGCGAGGGCGAGAAGGCCTACACGTACGTCGCATACCGCACCCCCGAAGGCTACTGGCTCGTTACGGGTCGGAACTACGCGGGCAAGCGGCTCGGGTGGGAAGACATTCTCCACCTGGCTGACAAGAACTATTCGGGTCCCGCGCATCTGCGCGTCCTGAAGTAACAAGCTGCCGGTTTCTCCTTCCGGCTTCCCCGGCCCCGGCTCGCGTCCTCCCTTCCGCGAGTCGGGGCCTTCTCCGTTTAGTGCCCGGACTCTTACGTGGTTATGGATGCCGAAGATAAGGTCATCGCTTATAGTTGACATGCGGTACCGGATCATGTAAGCTGGAGCTACGCCGACGAAGGGAAATCGAAATGGCGAAGATGCTGACAGTGCAGGTTGAGGAAGGCCCCCTGGTCATTCCGGTTGCCGTGGATGTGTGGCAGGAGTGGATCGACGTTCACGCCGACGAGGATGAGGATGGGTTCGCGCTCGCAGAGGCGTACCTCTACGCCGACGAGGATGGTGCGATCATCTGCCAGTGTTGCGGCGTGAACTACAACCCGGCAGTTGACAAGGACTGAAGAGTCCTGTAGGCTGTAACTACAACGAACAGGAAGGGAAATCATGTTCACTCTCAAGCTCACCGATTCCGATGAGGCACTCCAGGTCGAAGGCATCGACCTCAACGTCTGGGACTCGAACCTCTACGGCTCTGGACCGGCGCGCGGTATCGTGGTCACCGGATACCCCATGTTCAAGGACGAGAACGGTCTCTGGGACACCGACACCGATGTCATCCTGTTCAGCGCCGACACCAACTTCAATCCGGAAGAGTGGGACGAAGACGCCTGGTACGGCCTGAGCGAGGACACCGCCCCCGGCGAGGTCCCGAATGAAGTCATGACCCTCGTCAATAACATCCTCAAGGAGCTTTCGGTATGAGCACGATCACCGTTCACCCCCGGTTCGCCACCCTGGAATGGGCGTGCAACAACGACGATGAGCACGAGGGTGCGGACGACCAGGAAATCGTCCTCCAGCCTCTCTCGGACATCGAGGATTCCGGCACCGCGATCTGCCCGCAGTGTGGCGAGGACATGGAACTCGTGAGCGTGACTGTCACGCAGTAGTCCCAAAGTAGTGCGGGTCGGGTTTGACATCCGGCCCGCATTGCTGTACGCTTGAAGTATCAGCCAAACGGAAGGGAAACCAATGGCATCTCTCACTCAGACTCAACTCGAAGCGAACGCGCTTCTCCGTCAGCACGGCCTCTACGAGAAGGGGTGGCGGTTCATCTGGGACAACGCGAAGACGCGCGGCGGTCAGTGCAAGCACCGCGAGCGCACGATCAGCATGAGCAAGTACCTCGTGCCGCTGTGGTCCGAGGACCAGGTGACGCAGACGCTCATCCACGAGGTCGCGCACGCGGTCGTGGGTCCCGGCAACGGGCACGGCCCCGTATGGGCGCGGCAGATGCGCGCCATGGGTGTGCGGGCGGATCGTTGCCACAGCAACGAGACCGTACAGGGCCGGTACCTTGCGATCTGCGACCACTGCGGCGTGGAGGCACACCGCGCGCACCGCATGAGCCCCGCCATGAAGCAGGGCCGACACCTTCACGCGGCGTGCCGCAAGCCGGTGCGGTGGGTTGACACCGCCACCCTGGTGCGGTAAGGTAGAGGCATGGCAAGAGAAACGCGCCGGGTCCGGGTCGAAGACATCGATCCGGGCCTTGAGCAGGAGAACCCGCAGACCTGGCTTCGCATCCTGCCGTATGACGGGTGCGGTCAGTACAACGCGGATCGCACCATGCGGTACATCAACTGGTGCGACCCGGACGATGACGATGAGTACCCGGTACAGCACGGACAATGGTACCCGGTCGGCACACTGATACCGCTTGACTTCTACGTCTAGACCCTGTAAGCTGTAAGTACAAGCCAACCGAAGGGAAATCGAAATGGCAACGTACACAGACGACATTGACCCGGAGGGCCGCTTCTGGGTCCACGACACCGTGACGGACGATCAGCCGGATGTCGGCATGCCGTTCGGTGAAGCGACGGTCGGGATCGTGGACGAGCACGAGGGCGGTGTGGTGCTGTACTGCCACGAGGCTTCCGCGCCGTCCATCCTCAAAATGCTCCGCCGATCAGCCGCACCGGGAAAGCTGGTGTTTCAGGGCGCAATCGTGGACACGCACCAGGAGCTTCCCGAGTCCGAGCGGTTCGTCACGGTCTGGGGCGAGACGGAGTGGTTCGAGCGCGTCAAGCTCGCGCGGTTCGAGTAAACAGCACGCCGCCTCCGGGCGGCTTTGCTGTTTAGTGCCGATCCTCTTGCGTGCGGATGCGGCTTGACATTGGCGTGCGGATGCGATACGCTTGAGGTACATCGAGGGAAGGGAACCCCATGAAGGAATACCAAGTCAGCCTGAGCCTGCCGGTCGAAGCGCTGGACGTTGCGGGCGCGGTCGCAGAGTTTCGCTGGGACGTGGCGAACGGGCCTGCCTATGTGTACGGCGTGGATACGGGCGAGGAACTGCTGAGCTACGACTCGGAGACTCGCACCGCTACCGCTGGCGCACGGATCGACAAGGGCGCGCTTGACGCGCTCGCGGATCGCGTGCTTGACCGTGCGGACGTGGACGAGACAGGCTACCTCATCGCGGGCGCGGATGAGGTTCGCGACATCCTCCGTGACGAGCTTTACAAGCTGCTCGGCATGGTGTAGGCTAGAGCCATGGGACAGACACAGACCACCAAGCTCGCCGGTAGCCTCGCGGTCGGGGATCGCATCCTCTGGGACGGCGTGCCTGCAACGGTGACGTACCGCCAGAACTACCGGGTGGCGATGCTCCCCGGCGTGCAGACCGAACTCATGGTGCAGGGCGAGAACTTCACCGCCGCGACCACGATCAACGCGGGCGATGCGGTCGTCATGGCAGACGAGCCGTGTGCCAAGTGCGCGAACGGGATGCATCGCGGGGTGCTCGCGTGACGCTCGGAGATGAGGCGCAGAAGTACGCCGACCTCGCAACGGGCGCGCTCGAAGAGTCGAAGCGCCGGTCAGACCCCCGCGAAGCCGACCGAGACATCGCACGCGCGGCAGTCTACGCGCAACTGGCTCGCGCCGCGCAGAGTTGACAGCTTGCCGCCGATGCGGTAAGCTCGAAGTATCACAACGACAACCGAGAAGGGAAATCTCATGCTCAACCTCTACTCCACCCCCTCACACATCGAGGCACCGGACTTCGGCAAGTACTTCGGGCGTGACGGTCTGGGATACCAGGCCTACGCGGAAGCGGAACAGGCGTACATCGACGCGCTGAAAGCGTGGGCGAAGAAGCTCGCACCGGCATCGCCCATCGCTGGCGAGCTTGTCAGCATGCCCTACGCGGACGGTGCCGCGCTGTACATCATCGTGCAGTCGTCGGGCAAGCACGGACTCATGCCGGTGCCGGTCGGGGACGCCTGGCGCGACCCGAACTTCGAGCAGTACGCAACGGTCGCCGCACTGAAAGACATGGTGGCGCGGAACCGACGCTTCGAGAAGGCGCGGGCGCGCGTTTGACACTCTGAACGTGAGGGTGTAGTCTGGGGACATGGCAAACGAACCGGACTACATCCTCACGATCAAGATGTCCAAGCACGGCGCGGAGGACGCGCTGGAGAAGTTCGACGGCTGGGAGGGCACGCGGCACATCGCGAGCGTCCCGGACGATGACGGTGCGCGCATCGTCACAATCTGGCATGTGCCGAACGCAACCGTAGGCGCGGGGATCATCCTCTCATGCGGAGGCTGGATCGATGACCTCGTTTGGGGAGACTACCGTCTCATCCCGAATCGGCGTCTGTAGTGGCGCGCGTCATCGACCCCAGCACAGGGGAGGACGTGCGGACGTGTGCCGGATGCGGCATCGACCATGATGCGGAAGGCTTGACGTGCTTCAACGCGCGGGACTTGTGCATCGACTGTTGTGGCGAGACTCACTGAAAGGCCCTCCGGGGCGAACGCAAGAGTATGGGCACTAAACGTGCAACGCGAAAGGGCACCCTCTCGGATGCCCTTTCGGATCAGTTGGCGAACAGAACCTTGCGCTTGTCGATCCAATCGACTACGCGGGCCTCTCCAGCGGGGCGACCCTTGAGCCAAGTGCGGGATGCCGCTTCGGTTCCCCGCGCGTAATCCAGCCATTCCCCATCAACGAGAATCTGTCCGAGATATTCTTCCAGTTCCATTTTCTCTCCCTTTTGACTTGTTACTTCGATACTACAGGAAAGAATGCGGAATGTCAAACTAAGAATCTTCGGATTCTGGCTTGCAATGCCGTGCGGATGGGTGTAGGCTGGCTTTAGACAGACAGGGAAGGGAACCTAAAATGTCAAACCTCCACACCCGCCACATCACGGCGGTTTTCCGCACGGCGGATGCCGACCTCATTGCGGAAGGCATCGACTGGTACGCGGACGCGCGCCGCGTTGCGGACGCTTACGCGGTCAAGTACAACGTGCCGGTGTCGGTCGCGGCTGGCGTGCTCGCGGCGCTCTCGCCCCTCAATTCGTGGGGGAACAACGTCAACCTCGCGGGGCGCATGCTCGCGTCGGGCGGGACCCTTGAGCGCGGATATCTCAAGGCGAACCTCGCAAAGGCGCGGGCGATCATGGCTACGGGATCACTTGAGCCTTTGGGCGGGCTCAAGGTGAACAACTTCTACCTCTCGATCATTACGGGCGGCGCGGAAGGCGTGACGATTGATCGCCACGCATGGTGCATCGCGCACAACGATCGTTCGCGGACAAACTCGATCCCGAAACTCTCGCCTAAGGCGTACGCGGAGATTGCCGAGCGCTACCGCCGTGCGGCTGTAATCCTCTCGAAAGAGTACGGCATGCCGCTCTCGCCCGCCGTGGTACAGGCGGTAACGTGGGTTGTCTGGCGTCGGCGGTACTGGGGCGCGGGCGCGTTTGACACTTACAACGTGGATGATGTAAACTAGATCCATGGTTGTTATCTCATTCTTCATTTTCGCCGGGGTTATAGGTTTCGTGACCTATAACCTCGGACGTGCGCGCCGCATGAATCATGGTCTCAAGCATCGCCCGGATGACTACGCGGTGAACCTCCAGACAGGCGAGATAATCGAACGCGGTTCGGCAGCGTGGAACCTCGCATGCCGTGAGGGTAACCTCGCGACAACCCTACAGCCCCAGAATGGCGCGCGGAAAGGTGTGACGTTCGAATGATCACAGTGTGGACTCAAGCGGGATGCGGGCCGTGCTACGCGCTCAAGCGGGCGCTCAAGGGCATTACGTACCTTGAGCGGGATGCCGCTAGCGCGGACGCCGGTAGGCTCGCGTACTGGCGCGCTCAAGGCTGGCAGACGCCTATCGTAGAGCATGCGGGCGGGACGTTCGGGGGTTTCGATCCCGCGAAGGTTCGCGCGCTCGCGGACGCGCGCCGATAGCGCCCCCCTACGGGGACACGCAAGAGTTTGACCACTAAACCCGCGCCGAGATTTCTCGCGCGAGTTTCGCATTTCGTGTTGCGGTTTGGCGCGGACCATGCTAAGCTAGCTTTAGCAAGACAGAGAGAAACTAAACAGGGAGAAGCACATGAACGTTATCGAGATTGTCTACACTGTCGCTCAGATCGCGGTGGGGAACCTCTACATGTGGGATGCGCCGGGAAACCTCACCTTCAAGGTTGTGGGGCTTCACCCGGCTCCGGATGCCGCTTTCGCCGGTAACAGGATCGCCCCGTTCGCGGACGTTATCTGGTCCGATGACAATGGGAAGGTCACCACGATGAACCTCCAGAGCATCGCCTCGGGCGTGCGGATCGGGCAGATCATCCCGACAGACTGAACGCGGGGGAGCTACGGCTCCCCCGCTTTCGTTTGCCCGTTTAGTGCCCATATGCTTACGTGCTCCGGACGTGCGGCGCGTGCCGCGAGCATGCGGCAGGGGTTATCAATCTGTTACCAAAGTCATGCGGTTTCGGGTTTGCAATGACGCCGGATGCGTGTATAGTAGTAATTACAGAGGGACACCCAGTAAGGGACTCCCCAGAACAGGAAGGTTAGTCATCATGGCTACCACCACGAAAGATCGCCGCAACGCCGCTCGCAAGCCGGGGCTCAACGTCACGAACGACGCCGCGCTCCACGCCCTTGTGAATCGCCACAAGGAACTCAAGGCAATCGAGCGCGCCGCCGCCGAGGCTGAGCGCGAGCGCAAGGGCATCGAGTCCGAACTTCGTGCCGCCATGGGTGACGAAGAGCAGATCGTCGTGCGCGGTGTCGTCATCGCTCGCCTGTCGTCCGAGCGCAAGACGCAGAAGATCGACAGGGACACGCTCCGCAACGTCTTCCCCGAGGCCTACAGCGCGGTTGTGTCCTACGCGCCGTATCGCTACATCGAGGTCCTGTAGCCTCACACAGAAAGCCCCCGGCCCTTGCGGTCGGGGGTTTTCTAGTGTAAGCTATGAGTAACAGACAAGGGAGGCCACAATGGCTATCAACACGGCAGGATACCACGTCGCAGGAATCGCGCGGGCGTCACGCATGAACCCCTCGCCCCGCTATGAGGCGCGGGTGTACGTCATGCGCCATGAGGCGGATGAGCGGCACATCGTGATCGACGCCGAGCTAGGCAAGATCGTGAAGCGGTTCCGCGACACTGAGACAGCGTGGATGGACGCCGAGCGCTGGGCGAACGACTACGCCGACAAGGTGCACGCGGAGTAGGGCGCGGGGCTTCGGCCCCAAACCCAGCAACACGCAAGAGTAGCGCCGCTAAACGCGGGAAAAACTGCCGGTAGAACCACTTAGGGGGAGAGTGCGCTAACACTCTCCCCTTGCATCCTCCGGTTCGGATTCACCACTCACGGGTTTCACCTGCCAGGGCCGTTGGACACCCCTTAGCGTTGGCCGATATTTAGTTATTGTGCATGTTAGGGTGTGGACTCTTTGGCGGTCGCACTTACCCCTACGGGGACTCGAATTCCTAGGCTCACGGACTGAACGCCCGGTCTTGCTGTGATCTTCGCCCTTTTGGTTGTCACCAGCTTATCATGGTTGCGGAGCGTATGTCAACTTCAATCTCATCCAATTTCAGATTTGTTTTCGCGCCAGAGTATGCTAAGCTTGCCGTAGGCAGAACAACAGAGAGAAAGGAACTGCCATGAACGAGGACTTCGAGTCGGAGCTTTACGACGAGGGCTTCCTGGACGACATTGAGTCGTTCTCGGACACGTCCCTCGATGACGAGGACGAGGACTGGGACGACGAGGACGAGCCCGAGTACGATGACGCGGACTACTGGGACGAGCGCCAGGCCGCGTACGACGACGAGTGGCCCGACCCGCTGGAACTTCCGAGCTACGGGTCGTAGCGCATAGCCCCAGGTTTTCAACGCCGGTACTACTCCGGGACCTGGGGCTTCGTGCTGCCCGGTTTAGTGGCGAGACTCTTGCGTTGCGCTGCTCGCGCCGCAAATGACAACAGCCCCTTTCGGGGCTGTGTGTCAGGCGAAGATTCCGCGTGCCGCTTCCCAGGCTTCCTGGGCTCGGGCTTCTTCCCATCCCCGGTTCTCGTAGTAGCGTTCTACTGCGAGTTCTGCCTGAACCTCAGCGTACGATTCTTCGGCATCCGGGAGGTATTCGCAAATCTGCGCGAAGGTGAATGTAACGCCGGGGCGAATCAGGCCGCAACGCTTAGCGCGGGCGATGATATCCATGGGGTTCATTTCGTTCCCTGTCTCTCTGTTTAGTTTCTGTCTTGCTGTATATCTATACTCTACAGCACAATGCCGCGAGAGTCAAGCCGAGATTCAAGAAAAAAACTTTCCGTTCTAGGTTGACACGTTGCCAGGCATAGGGTAATGTTGTACTTACAAGGGCAGAGAGCCCCAAACCACAACAGGAAGAGAAACATCATGCGTACCACCCTCAACATCAAGCACTCGTCCCCCGCCGACCTCGCCCGCGCGCTCCGCTCCGCCGCCGCGAAGATCGATGCCGGTGACATCACGCCCGGTGCGGACATCACGGTCGGAAGCGTCCGCGTGCAGGTCGCGGTCCCGCAGGAGTCGGAGAAGCGCGCGTGGGCGCGTGCCAATGGCTACCCGGTCGGTTCGCGCGGTCGCTACTCGAAGGCCCTCGAAGAGGCCTACGCCGCGCACGTCGCGTCGGAGAAGGCCGCACGCGCCGCAGAGCGCAAGGCCGCACGCGCCGCGAAGGCCCTTGTCAGCGCCTAGCGCTCGCGGAAGGTCCCGCTAAGAATCCCCCGGCAAATCGCCGGGGGTTTCTTGCATTCCCCGCAGAACTATGGTAGGCTTACAGCATGGACATTACGACACCCTGCCACGGCCTACCCCCGCAGATTGACTATGCGTTCGAGGGTCGCGCGTACATGCAAGAGCGGGTAGTTGACGGCTTTGGGTGCCCTGCCCCCGGATGCTATCTATCCTGGGATGCCCAAGGCAAAGCGCAATAGCGCTTGACACAATGGAAAAAGCCTGATAGGCTATAGACATAGGGAGAGAGGCTCCCAGGGAAGAGGGAATCATGCTCAAGGTCATCGCCACCGGGATCGCGACCGACTACGCCTTTGAGGCGGAGTTCGCGGAGGCGGCGGCTGAGGATGCCCTCCGCGACTGGTACGCGGACGCGGCGAACTGGCCGCGCTGGGACCACGAAGAGGGGAAGTGGGACCTGTAGGGTCCCCGCCCCTCGCGGGCCAGCACGCAAGAGTCTGCCCACTAAACAGAAGAGCCGCGACCCTCGCGGATCGCGGCGTTCCGTGCCGCCGAGCGCGTGCGCGCTCGCTGTGTGCGGCTGTCGGCGTGCGGACTGGTCCGGGAGCCTTTCCGGAGTTCCTGCATCGCGCGGTACTGGGCTGTCGGCTCATTCTTGCGCTTGCTCATACTGAAAGCTTAGCACACTCTCGCGAGGATGCAAGACAAAAGTTTTTTTAGTTTGAGCTTGCATTCTCGCTGGAACCTGATAAGCTTGCTATCAAGAGCAAGAGAGAGGAACCCCAAATGCTCAACACCATCCCCACCCCCGCGCACATCGTCGCGGCGTTCCACGCCATTGATGACCTGGCTGACGTGTCGGCAGGCATCGCATGGTATGAGGATGCCTACGGCATGGCTGAGACGCTGGGCGTCGTCTACGGGTGCACTACGGCACAGGCGGCAGGCATCATCGCCGCGCTGAGCCCTCAGCAGGGCTGGGCGCAGAACGTCAAGGCGGCAGAGAAATTCCTCGCCACGGGCGCGCGTGTGCACACTGAGAGCAACATGGGCAAGTGCCGTCGCATCCTCGCGGGTGAGGACATTCTGAAAGTGCTCAACGCACCTAAGACCCAGAATTTCTACCTGGGAATTGTGAGCATGGGCGTTCAGGGCGTGTGCATTGATCGGCACGCGCTTGATATCGCCCTGGGCGTCCGCCACACTGACGCCTCGCGCCCTGCCATTGGCGCGCGTCTCTACGTCACCGCCGCACAGGCCTACAGGGACGCCGCTGAGGCCCTGAACGCTGAGGGTGTGGTAATCACCCCGGCAGAGCTTCAGAGCGTCACCTGGGCCGCACACGTCCCCGTGTGGTCGGGCGTCAAGACGGGTGAGCCGGTCGCGCTGAGCTACTGAGGCAAGGCAAGCGCCCTAGAATCTCTCAGAGAATCTAGGGCGTTTGACTTGACAGAATGGCGCGGCATGCCTTATGCTTGTACTAACAGGGAGAGAGGAACCCCATGGACATCACTCACGAAGACTACTGCGACTGCGGTGACGCGCAGGCTTGCGCAGAGCGCGAGGCGGAGGCGCACAAGGGCCTCGCGCACGCGGACCCGGTGTGGGTCGCGAGCATCAGCCGCTAGCGGGAGGGGCTGGGCCTACGGGCTCAGCCCTTTTACCGGCCCCGGCACACGCAAGAGTATCGGCACTAAACTGGGCGGAAATTAGTTTCCATTTCGGTTTGACATATGCCCCCGGCATGCTATAGACTGTAAGTAACGAGGGAGAGGAACCCCAGAATGGCCGCAACAATCGCCGCAGAGTCGGCACTCGACAACCTGATCGAAGAGGAATGGTTTGACGCTGAGGGCATCCTGATCAATCGGACGGATGACGGCGCGATCATCGTCTGGTGCGACCGGGAAGTCTACTACATCAGTAGCGAGGGTTTCATCAGCCGCCGCGACTTCAAGGGTGGACCCCAGCGGGTCATCCTGTAAAAACTAGAGTGGCCTGGGGGTTTGACTCCCAGGCCATTCTGGTGTAGACTACTAGTAACGAGGGAGAGGAACCCTAATGGACCTGAACGCACTGGATCGCTGGATCACCGGCAACGACGGCATGGATCAGTACGAGGATTGCCCCTGCGGCGATGAGGAATGCGATGGGGAGCACGAGGATGATCGTGACTTCGACAGCATGCCGGGAGGCGCGGACTACGAGGACTGGGAGCCGTTCTTCCCTGAGGACTGAGAGGGAGGGGTTCGCCCCTCCCTCTCCCGTTTAGTGCCTGTACTCTTACGTGATCCGGTTTCCGCTTTTTATGGGATTCCCGATTGTACTTTGTCCCCCGTATGGTGTATGCTGTAACTATGAACGAAGACCTGGTGCAGACTCAGCCCATCCTCATCATCCCCCCGCGTCCCGCGCTCCCCGCGCGCGTGCGGACGCGCAAGCGTGTGAACATGCCGCTGTGGGGATTCATGCTTACGCTCTTCGGCGCGCAGGCTGTGGGCGGAGTCGCCACAATCATCGGGATTGTGGCTCTGGCTTTGACATTCGGTTCAAACTAGAGTACGATAGTACTAACAGAGAGAAGGGAAGCCCCAATGGCTACTCAGACGGCAATCATCCTCGGCCAGGACGGCACTGTCACGGAAGTGCAGTACGCCGAAAAGGACTCGTACCCCACGATGCGCAACGCGGTCGGCGGCATGATCGAGTCCGTGTCCTACTGGACGAAGAACATCGACGCCTACGTGAACGAAGAGGGCCTGTACACGCCGGGACTGGAAGTGAACCCGTTCGGGCGCAAGGTCTTCGGTCAGCGCTGGATGGGCAACATCGTGATCCCCCGCGTGACGCCCACGAAGCGCAAGCGCCTCGCGGCGATGGGCCTGCCCATCGCGCAGGCCTAGCGCCTCGCACAAGCCGCCCAGATGCCGATTAGGTGTCTGGGCGGTTCTGTGTTAGAGTAGAGATATCGCAACGCGGGGCTTTGACTGTGAGACTCAGCGTGAAATCGGAGTAATAGCCTCCGGAGTATGCACCCGCTTGCGTTGGCCCTAGCCGGTCTCCCTTCCTCTCTGTTCATCCGGCTAGGGCCTCTCTCGTTTTTGACACAGCGCTAGAGTAATGCTAGACTTGAATGTATGGCCCTTCCCATCCTCGTCGGCGTAGGGGCGTTCGTGATCTTGGCGATCATGCTCGCCCTTCTTTGGACGAGCGCACGCTCTGACGAGAAGACAGACGCCGTAACGCAGGAAATCATCATCAAGGCCAATACGGGGCCTGTCATCGTGCACGCGCCCGTTGACACAACGCAAGAGGAGGAACACTAAATGCGAAACTTCTGGAATGTAGTACGTGAAGTCGAGTGGTACGCCGTGCTATCTATTGTGCTACTAGTCATCGCGCTAGTGCTCGCCGTGCTTATCGCCGTAGGCGTTATCGCCCCTCTGCTATGGGTGCTCATTATCGTACTGACACAGGCTGCTGTGGTCGCCGCTGTACTGTCTCACCGGACTTGACCCGCTAGCCGGTAGGGTGTATGCTTGTCCCATGGGACAAGCAACAGAGAAGCAGACCACGCTCATCAAGAGCCTGCTGGACGAGCGCGAAGTCGGATCGACTGAAGCGCTCATCCGTGGGGCTCTGGACTCGGGCTCGCTGGACATTCGTTCGGCGTCCGAGTTCATCACGAAACTCTTCGCCGCGCCTCGCAAGCCGAAGGCCGCGCCTGCGGAGTCGCCCTGGACGAAGGCGAATGCCGCGCTCGCGAAGGTGGAAATCTCGTTCTACGCGATTCCGGCAGGATACGTCACGGCACAGCGTATCGACCTGTACGGCTCGGACTACCTGTTCGTGCGCGTGCGCAACTATCAGGGCAAGCGGTATATCTCGCGCGTGCACGGCGCACCTGGCTCGCCCCGGTACTCGCGTATCGACCCTGTGACGACTCTGGCGCTCGCGACCATCATGCAGGACCGTCACGTCGAGTTTGCGGCGCTCTGGCACGAGCACAGCGGGCGCTGTGGGCGTTGCAACGCGACCCTGACGGATCAGGTTTCGCGTGAAAAGGGCCTCGGGCCTGACTGCGCGAAGGTCTGGGGCCTGTAGGGTTCGCATTCTCTCCCGTTGTATGCTAGGCTAGGTGCAACGGGAGAGAGGAACCCCAGATGTGCACTTGCGAAAACCCCATCGCTACCGGCTCGGAGTGGTACAAGATTCCGGGCGGGCGCGAGCGGCTGTGGTGCTGCCACCTGTGCGGAGGCGACCTGCCTGCCGAGACGGAAGGCGGATACAGCGCCTCGCTGATCCAGTACTGAGCGAAGGGTGGGCCTGCGGGCTCACCCTTTTCTCTTGCCCGTTTAGCGCCCGTACTCTTGCGTGGCATTGCTGCGGCGCGCTGCCGAAACTCCCGCGAAACTCGCCACATTCTGGGTTGTACTTTGACGCGAGAGTGTGTTAGGATTGTATCAACAGAGAGAGGGAGACCATGGAAACCATCAAGGTCATCAACATCAGCCGGATCAAGAACTCGCGCAACGGGAACGCCCGGTTCGAACTCGAACTTCAGGACGGGACGAAGCGCCAGACGGCGGCTGACTCGTCCTACGCCGCTGACGTGGAGAACGCCTATCACGCCTGGGACGGCGCGTCAGGGCTGACGGCATCCGTGGAGTACAACGGATGGGGAAAAATCACCCGCTTCGCGGTGCTTGCATTCCACAGCCGAGTATGATAGGCTGTAATCACAACAACAGAGAGGGGAGCAGAAATGCTCATCATGACGCAGGCACAGGCCGAGGACTTCGGTCTTGAGCACCTGGACATGACCAAGGTCACGATTCTTACCGAGGCCCAGATGCAGGCCCACATCCGGAACCTGCTCGGCTAGCCGCCACAGAAAACCCCCAAACCCCCAGCCGCCAGGTCGGGGGTTTTCTGTTGTAGTAGAATGGGTGCATGAGCGAAGATAAGACACCCGAGGCTGTAAAGCCCACTAAGACTTCCGTACCCTCGCCCGATGAGGAGCCGAAGCAGGCTAGCGCAAAGCCCGCAGGAGCCAAACCCGCCACGCGCAAGATTGCGCCCGGTAGCGTGGTAAGTGGCGAGGATACGGACCCCATTAAGTACAGTAGCGCGAAGCCTAGCCCGCTCAAGCGCGTGCTAACCGTGCTGCACCTTCAGCGCCGCCTAGTGGAAGAGGGATTCACAGAGGCCGCTAGCTCGCCTGGAGGCCGCTACGACGAGCTAACGAAGCGTGCGGTATCCCAGTACCAGGAATCGCTAGGCGAGGCCGCTACGGGGCTCCTAACGCGCGAGCAGTTCGCGGGCCTGTTCGAGGGTGACCCGAATGTGTCGGTATCCCTCGACACCCACGAGGACCACGCGGTTTAGTGGTCAGACTCTTGTGTGCTCTCGTCCTGGTGTCGTTCTGGGTGATCCTAAACTGGTCCCCGTCTGAGGTTGACACTCGGACTGAGGACGTGCTAGAGTAGAGTCATACAGGCGGTCGCACAAGGAGCCGCCGAACCTCACCCAAGGATGGTGAGCGGTCCAGCCGAAAGTGTGATAGGCTGAATCACAGAGGGGCAAGAGCCTGAGCCACCTACCGGAGAAGTTCCGGGTCGCCCCTCTACTACAACTTCATAAACCTGCTCGGATGAGCCATGCGGTGTTCCCATTGAGTAACAGAGCCGCCTGCCCCGGTGTCAACAACCTTCCTCTCTGTTCCCTAGTTGACACCGGGGCATTTCTCTGTTAGGCTCAGAGTATTCAAGGGGAGAGGAACCCAACATGCTTTACTTCATCATCGGCGCATCGCTCGCATTCGGGCTGTTCATGGGGCTGAAGACTGCGCACACGGCCACTGTAGAGGGCGAGAGCGTAGCAGACGCGCGCCTCCACGGCGTGCTGGGCGGCGTGCTGTGCGCTGTGTTCGCGGCGTGGGCGCTGTTCCTGGCGTGGGGCGTGGGCATGGCCTACTGGCACTTTATCGTCGCCTGAGCGCGACACGCTAGCGGTCTAGGTTTGCAACCTAGGCCGCTTTGCTGTAGGCTGTAGGTATGGATGCAGAGGTACGCGAGACACTGAGCCGCCACGGTATGACCGACGCGGATATCGAAACGCTCGCGGCGTTTGAGGCGCAGACGCGCAAGCGCAAGCCGCGCGCAAAGATTGTTGCTGAGCCGCTTGACTTTGGCGACTGGGCATAGTAGACTGGAACTATTCAAGGGGAGAGGAACCCGAAATGTTTCACGTTATCTACACCAAGCACACGCGGTTCGGATACGTCACGCGCGTCAAGACGATCCGTACCGGTATCGAGGGCGTTCGTAAGTTCGTCACGACCCGCTGTGCGCCTGAGACTCACGTCATCGTGAAGTACGCGCGTACCGGGCAGGTTGTTTCGGTCTGGGCTTGACACTCGCGCAAAGAGTAGAGTAGAATAGAGTCATGACAGAGACACAGCCCACAGAGTTCGAGGACATGGTTGAGCCCGAACTGTGCCCCCACTGCGACCGCTACTTCGACGCAGACATTCGCGCGAACTGGGTTTCGACCCCGTTCCACCTGATCTGCGGCCAGTGCGGCACCAACATCTGGCCCGAGAACGAAGTCAAGTGGCAGGAGCGGTAAAAAGTTCGGGGGAGAATGCTTGACATTCTCCCCCGTACTATGTTAGACTGTAGGTACAGAGGGAGAGAGGAACCCCGAAATGACCGCTTACGAAGTACCTGCACTGGCACCCCGGCCCTGCTCGCATGAGGGCATCGTTCACCGCCCGTTGCTCAACGCGGAGCAGGACTGAGGGAGAGGGACCCGAGAGGGTCCCTTTCTTGCGGGCAGCATCACGCAAGAGTTCAGGCACTAAACCAGGGCAAAAAATGAGGGCCGGTTTCCCGGCCCTCTCGGCTAGTCGTCCAGGTCGAGGTCCCACTCGCCCGAGTCGATGTAGTCCTGGTCGAGTTCCGCCTGGTCGATAGCGGCCTCGCCCTGGTAGAGCGCGTTGCTCCGGATGCTTGCGTAGAGTGCCATGGGGCCTCCCTCTCTGTTGATACAAGTCTAACATAGTCTGTCGCAGAATGCAAACCCGAAACCCTGGCCGTTTTTAGGTAGGGATTCCAGTCTATCGGGTTTTCGCCCAGGATGCAAGAGGGAAATTCAAGAATCTTTTTTCGGGTTTTGGTATTGCAACCCTGCCAACCTATGCTAAGCTGGTACTACCAACCAGGGAGAGGAACCCTAAAATGTCGAAGATC